ATTTAAAACCATATAAATATATAAGATGGCTCACTTATTTTGTCACAGTTGTGGAAACAAACTCGAATACGCTCACGCTAAACCAAATTTTTGTGGTAAGTGTGGTCAACAGCTAAATGCTTCTATTTCCACGAATACTGCGGCAGAACTACCCACTCTAGAAAAATCTGTGGTTCTTTCTTCTGATGAAACTGATTCTCAGTCAGTTCCCCACATTTCAGACTTCCAAGTTGAATATGATATAGAGACAACAAATACCACTTTAGGTTCACTAATAGGAGAGTCAGCGCCTTCCCCAAAAGAAAGGAATAAAACTCTGTCTGTTAATGAATTTATTGATGAAAAGAAAAAACAAAGGTGAGTATACTTACGAGGATTTTTCTGACATCATAGATGCTGCAATTAAAAAGCAGCAATATAAGTGGAGGTTAAGAGCAGTTAGGTGGTTTGACTTTGAAGATGTCGAACAAATTATAAAATTACACATTGCTAAAAAATGGCACATGTGGGACCAAGAGAGACCTCTGGAGCCATGGATAGGACGCATCATTTCCAACCAAATGCGTAACCTCATAAGGAATCATTACGGTAATTACGTTAACCCATGTCCAAAGTATCAATTTGCTAATCATGACTCATCAACTTGCCCGATTTGCTCAAAATGGGAAAAATCCAAAAAGATGGGTTTGGAATTAAAAATTCCTTTATCTACAGAGGACTTCGTTAAAGAGGTTAGGGGGAGGGAATATACAGACTTTGATTTCGATGGATCTCTAAAGAGGTTGGATATCTATATGGAGATAAAGTTAAGTGACACTCACTATGTCGCTTATCGAATGTTATATTTTGAAGACAAGACAGAGGAAGATGTTGCCAAATTCATGGGATACAAAATATCTCCACAAAAAAGAAAATTAGGATATCGCCAAGTTAAGAATCTAAAGAAAAAGTTTCTTGAAACAGCTTTAGAAATCCTAAAAGACAACGATATCATAGGAAATGGGCCTGAGTGAAGAACAGAAAGAATTTTTAAGGGAAAACGCTTCAAGAATTCCAAACCTCATTGATTTAACAAAACAATGTTTTAAGGATGATTCTTTAGACGGAAGGTCTAAGGAGGGAAGGGCTGTGCGAAAGTTTTTGGTTGAGAATTCTATAGAATTTAGAACTACGAGTCGCCCACCAGCAGAAACTATTGAGTTTACCCAAGAACAGACTGAATTTATTTTACAACAAGCTGATACGGGACTGTCATCTCTGGAGATTGCTAAAATTGTTTTTCCAGACCGCAGGGTTTTGCCACTCAGCGCAGAACAAAGGGCGGTCTTGGCGGAAATTAGGGCAGTTAACCCAGACATTTTGCCATCTCAAGATAGTGGAGCGTTAAGTTCATACATTTCACCGAAGTCTCCGTCACGAATCATCAAAAAAATCAATGATGCTACTGGGATGGGGTTAGAGGAATCTAAAATTAACAGGCAAAAGCAAATTTGTGTCGAAAAGTTGATGGTTAATTTATCGAATTCAAGATTTCTTAAAATTATCAACAACTATCTCAATACTGAAGACAGGGTGCTGTTTGAACATGAGTTTATACGTTTAACATGGGATAAGCCCGACCTTACAGCAGATGAAATTAATTTATATTTAAATGCGTGTAAAGAGGTAATTAATTTGGAGGTAATCAGCACCCACTTAAATAAATTGAACAATATGTTTGATGAAGCTGACGAACAACAAGAAATGTCTATTAGGTTAGCGGAAATTATCAAAGCTAAGAGTTCTGAGTATCATCAATGCGAAACCCGCATTGAGAACCTCACCAAGAAGCTTCAAGGTGATCGGGGTGAGAGGATGAAGAAGATGCATAAGGAAAATGCTTCGTTTCTGTCTATTGTTCAACTTTTCCAAGAAGAGGAAGAAAGAAAAACAATGGCTAGGATAGCAGAGATGCAAAAAGAGGCAGTAAAGAGGGAAGCCGAAAGATTAGAGGGAATGTCAGAATGGAAAGCAAGAGTTTTAGGAATTGGTCAGCAAGATGTCTTATGATTGTAAAGAGTGTGGGGATTCATTTGATTCATTAAGAAGTCTCCATGCACACATAAAAAAACATGGGAAGTTCCTTGGGGATTACTATGTAGAGAATTATTCCAGAAAAGACAAATTAACTGGAGAACTGATCCCGTTCAAAAAATACGATCAGTATTTCGCTACTGACTTCATAAATAAAAAGAACATGAAGAAGTGGTGCAAAACTGCACCCCGTGCAGAGGTTAAAGAATATATTATAAAAGCTTTTAAAGAAAAAAAAGAAGCCAAGGGGCTACAAGGTGGACCCCCTTCCATTTACCTACAAACAGTGGGATTACCCGATGTAGACTTGTGCAAAGAAGTTTTTGGCAGCTATAACGAAGCTTGTAAACAATTTGGTATGTTGCCCATGCTCTCGGGGCAACTACCAAATCAATTTAAAAACGATTTTTCAGATACACCCATACTCATAGATACAAGAGAACAGAAACCTCTGCATTTTAAGAATTCTGAATCTCTTAAGTTGGATGTGGGAGATTACGCTGTTGGAGGAGATTTATATGACTATACATTCGTGGATAGGAAATCTTACCAGGATTTCTGTGCTACAATTACAAATGGTTATGCAAGATTTGTAAAAGAGCTAGAAAGGTGTAGATCAATGGGATGTATGTTGTTTATAGTCACTGAGACAGCATTTAATAAAATGTGGGCTAACAATAAAGCGGGATACAAAAAATTTAATTTAGATTATGTTTACCATAGAATGCGAGAAATACAGGCTGACTATTCAGATTGTTGTCAATTTGTGTTTAGTGGATCTAGAGGTAAAAGCGAAGAGATAATACCCAAAATTCTTGTTTTAGGAAAAAAACTATGGACGGTAGATGTCCAGTATTTTTGGGATAAACAACTTAAAAAAGATGGCTTGGGAAACAGGAACACAGAAACTCCACAGAGAGTTCAAAGATATAAATCAGCTAATTCTAGACAAAGAGGGATATTTAGAGGAAACTGAAGCAAAACTTTTGCTTTATAAGTTTCTTAGAGAAAATCCTTCCTTTGCTTGTGAATTGTTTACTGGGGTAAAGTTGTTCCCATTCCAACACATGGCTATTAAGGCTATGATGGAGTCTGATTACTTTTTGGGCATATGGAGTCGGGGAATGTCTAAAAGCTTCTCTACGGGCATTTTCGCGCTCTTAGACGCTATTCTAAATCAAGGTGTCCAGATAGGTATTTTATCTAAGTCTTTCAGGCAGTCAAAAATGATCTTCAAAAAGATAGAAGATATATCTAAAAGCCCCAAGGCTACATTTTTTTCACAGTGTATTACTAGAGTCTCAAAAATGAATGATGAGTGGGTCATGGAGATTGGGCAAAGCAGTATTCGCGCCCTGCCGCTAGGAGATGGTGAGAAGCTCAGAGGATTTCGTTTCCAAAGAATGATTATTGATGAGTTGTTGCTGATGCCTGAAAAAATCTATAACGAAGTTATTATTCCCTTCCTTTCTGTAGTGGAGAATCCTACCGAGAGACAAGAAGTCTATGATTTAGAAACTCAAATGATTGCTAAGGGTAAAATGAAAGAGGAGGATAGGAGAAGGTGGCCAAACAACAAAATTATTGGTTTGTCATCTGCTTCATACAAATTCGAATACCTTTATAAAATATATCAACAATACGAAAAATTAATACTCAATGAGAATACGCAAGACGGAGCGCATCGAACTATTATGCACTTTAGTTATGATTGTGCGCCCGAACAGCTATATGATCAAAATCTAATTAGCCAATCAAAGGCTACAATGAGTGATTCTCAGTTTGAAAGGGAATTTGGAGCCGTCTTTACAGACGATAGCTCTGGATACTTTAAAGTAAGTAAAATGGCAGCTTGCACCGTTCCTGATGGTGAGGGGCAGTCGGTAGAAGTTGTAGGAAACCCCAAGGATGAATATATCTTAGCTTTTGACCCTTCTTGGTCAGAAAGTGAAAGTTCTGATGATTTTGCGATGCTTGTTATAAAGTTGAATCGAGATACTCGAAAGGGAACGGTGGTTCACAGCTATGGATTATCTGGAGCTAATTTAAAAACACATATTAAATATGCAGCTTATGTTCTTACTCATTTCAACATAGTAGCTGTGGTTGGGGACTACAATGGTGGTGTTCAGTTTCTTAACTCTTGTAACGAGAGTGAAATCTTCAAAAAGAAAAATTTAAAACTAGGTGTAATTGAAGCGGATTTAGATAAAGCCGTGGACTATGAGAAAAATTTAAGGAAAGTTAAAAACCAATATAATCTAACCACCAAAAATATAGTTTTTCTCAGGAAACCTACTTCGCAATGGATAAGAGCAGCAAACGAGTTACTCCAAGCCGCTTTCGATCATAAACGAATATTTTTTGCGGGAGCCGCAATGAATGATGATTACAACAATCAGCGCAAGGCTAGAGTCCCAATTAAAGAATTAAAATTCATTAGGAATGATCCTAATGAACGTGGGCCAGCAGGAGCGAGGATGATTGATTTCGTTGAGCACCAAAAAGATATGATGGATTTAATTAAAGTTCAATGTGCTTTGATACAAATTACGACTTCTCTTCAAGGAACTCAAAGTTTTGATTTACCAAGGAATTTAAGGAAACAAAGCGGGGCAGATAAAGCTCGAAAAGACTCTTATTCTGCCTTGGTTTTAGGCAATTGGGCAATGAATGTTTTTTATGACATGAACTCTAAGGATATAGGTAATGTGCAAGCTACATTTACCCCTATGTTCATTTCTTGACTTTTAAAAGTTGAAAGTTAACTTTGGGGTGTAATATGAATTACATCCATGGCCAAGAGAAAATACACAAAACGTTCAGAGTATTGGAATCAGTTTAACCCTAAAGATCATCCTTCTCATCCACAGGAACAAGATGTTGTCCCAGAATTTATGGGGGAACCATTCTATACCGCAGACGCTTCGTATAGTGAAGTTTCTAAAGCTCGGAGACAGGGACTTACAGATCAATCATTCAAGGGATCAAGAACGAATAGGGTAGCTTTCCGCAATCCTATAGATAGATTCTCCAGTATTCGTGTTGGATTGTTACCCTACGAATATGCTGCTGACGGCGTTACTTGTCGTGATGCTATCGAATTGTGTCAAAAAGCTTATGCGAATGTCGCGGTTTTTAGAAATGCGGTAGACATCATGTCGGAATTCACCAACACCGACATTTACCTAGACGGAGGAACTAAGAAAAGCAGGGAATTTTTTTACGAGTGGTTTAAAAGAATTAATGTTATTAACCTCAAAGACCAGTATTTTAGAGAATACTACAGAAGTGGAAACATTTTCTTGTATCGGGTGGATGGTAAGTTTAAAGCGCAGGACTATGCAAAATTGATAAATCAAGTTGGTTCAATAAACCCATCTACAAACAAAGTTCCCTTGAGATATGTTTTACTTAATCCTTATGACATTATAGCAAGCAGAGCCACAGGCTTTACAACTGGAGGGGTTTACAAAAAAGTTTTATCTGAATATGAAATTGCGAGGCTTGCCAATCCCCAGACAGATGAAGATTTTGCGGTATTCGAGGCTCTAGAGCCAGAAGCACAAGAATCTATCAGGGATGGATCTTATACTAGAAGGGGTATAGAATTAAATCTTGACCCAAGGAAACTTTCTTTTTCTTTTTATAAGAAACAAGATTATGAACCATTTGCGGTTCCGTTTGGTTTTCCAGTTCTTGAGGACATCAATGCAAAGATGGAACTTAAGAAAATGGATCAAGCTATTACTAGAACGGTGGAAAATGTTATTTTGCTGATCACAATGGGGGCTGACCCAGATAAGGGGGGAGTTAATCCTAACAACCTTGCCGCAATGCAGAATTTATTCAAAAATGAAAGCGTTGGCAGGGTGTTAGTTTCCGATTATACTACTAAAGCGGAGTTTATTATTCCCGAACTAAACTTAGTCTTAGGGCCAGAAAAATACCAAATTTTAAATGACGACATTAAACAGGGTCTACAAAACATCGTGGTGGGAGAAGAGAAGTTTAACTCTACTCAAGTAAAGGCCCAAATCTTCATTGATAGGTTACAAGAGTCTCGTTATGGCTTTTTAAATGAATTTTTAAACAGGGAGATTAAGAGAATAGCTAAAGATCTAGGTTTCCGTTCATGGCCTGAGGCTAGAATGAAGGATATCGACATGAGGGATGAGGTGCAGCTTATGAAGGCATCTACTAGATTAATGGAGTTGGGAATTATTACTCCGAAGCAGGGAATGGAAATGTTTCACAATGGTCGTTTCCCAGAACCTGACGAGCTTGCTAAAGCTCAAAAAGACTTTTTAGAGCAGAGAGAAGAAGGTTATTACAATCCTATAGTGGGTGGAGTTCCTGTTATCCCTCCTCCTGCTGGAACTGTAAAAGGACCACCTAAAGAAAGTGGAAGACCTGAGGGAACAACCGATATACCCCTTGCAGATGCTAAATACTCCAGAGCGAGCATTCAACAAACTATTTATGATATAGATGGGTTAATTGATACAGCAAAGGCTAAATTAACTAAAAAGTTAAAAACAAAAGAGCTTACTAGCGATCAGCAAGAAATGGCAAGCAACTTGTGCGAATCCATCGTCTGCTCCAAGCCTAAAGAATATTGGGGAGAAACGCTAGAATCGTGTGTAAAGGATTTTAACGAAATAGAAAATTTAGACACTTTAAAAGAAGTTTTAAATATTTCTGCCGAACATACTTTAGAAACATATCCATCAGCCATTTTATATCATAGCCATGAAAGAGAGTAACTCCTACATCGAAGTATCTATTTCTGCTGAAGAAATTGAAGCAAAACTAGATAAGAAGCAATACGACAAAATTGACAAGAAAGAACTCAAGCAAGACACCAAAAAAGAAAAGGTGGAGCATGAGAAAGACGCTATCAAAGACGACAAGAGCAAAGTCAAAAAATTAGATAAAGGCGCTCCTTCAGAGAAAAAAGACGCAGAAAAAAAGGCTCTTAAAAAAGATATGAAGTTTGATAAAGACTCCAAGAAAAAGATGGAAGGGCAAAAAGCCAAAGACGGAGAATACACAGGGAAAGCTCCTGCTAAAGTGAAACCTAAGAAAAGCTACGCTCAAATGCTCACAGATATTGCTGCCGAAAGGTTTGGTAAAAAAAAAGAAGTGAGTTAAAGGACAGCGACTTTCTTGATCCCAAAAGAAGGTCTTTTCCCGTGCTTTCAGCAAGAGATGTAAAAAATGCTGTAAGTAGCTGGGGGCGATATGAGGGATCAATGAGTTTTGAGGAGTTTAAAACCAAACTCATTAGAAAGGCTAAGAAAATAGGGGCGGAAAGTGCTTTGCCCAAAAACTGGATGGAGAAAAAATAATGGACTACAAGTATACCACAATTTTTGATTGTCCTTTATTAGCTTGCGAAATTAGTGAATCATCATTGATTTCCAAAGCTTCGTTGGAATCATTGGCTCCCCTCGTTCCTAAAGATATTGATTATGATGGAAACGTAGATCTTTTGGGGGTGGCTTTTAATGCGGCGGTAGTTAATAAGTTTAATAAAAATGGAGACGGTATGGATACTTCTACCGCTCTAAAATATACAGATAATTTTGTTCATAAGCCTACAAACATAGAGCATGACAAACAAAAGGTAGTGGGACATATTGTTTCTGCTGGCTATAGTGAGTTTGGAAATAATAAACTCTTAACGAATGATGAAGCAAAATTAACTAAAAAACCTTTTAATATAGCTTTGGGTGCTGTTTTGTATAAAACAGTTAATCCTAATTTTACTGAATTAGTAGAAAAGTCTCTCGATCCTGATGATAATGCTTTCCAGAAAGTTTCGGCTAGCTGGGAGGTGGGATTCAATGATTTTGTTTTAGCTGTGGGTAGTGATGTTCTCAGTGAAGCTAAAATTATCAGTGATCCTGATCAAATAATGGAGTTACAAGGATACCTTAGAAGCTATGGAGGATCTGGAAAAACAGAAGATGGGGAGAACATTTATCGTTTAATTCAAGGTAATATATACCCGTTGGGCATAGCTTATACGTTAAATCCTGCTGCTGATGTTAAGGGTCTCTATGGAGAAACTCCCGAAAAGAGCAAAGTTTTTATAAATGATAAGCGGGATAAAATTTCACAAAATAATAATTTAAATGTAAACAACCAAAAGAACATCATCGATATGGAACTTGAACAGACTCTTAACGAACTAAAAGACCTTCTTAATGAGAAAAAATTCTCAAAGGAAGCTGTTGCCAATATGACTGATACTTTTGCAGATGCTATTCGCCAACGCGATGAGCAATATCGCAAGGATATCGAGTCAGAGCGATTAGCTAAAGAAGGTAAAACAAAGGAATACGAGGATCTCAGATCTTCCGTAACTGAACTTGAAGAAAAGCTCGGTGCTGCGAATGAGCGTATTTCTCATTTTGAAAATGAGAAGCGAGCAGACGAAGCAGTAGCCTCCTTCAATATTCGCATGGAGGAAGTTGATCAAAAGTTTGAACTTGACGATCAAGATCGCGAATTCCTTGCGTCCGAACTTAAGAGTCTTGAGGATCAAGAAGCTTATGAGGCATTTGCCTCTAAACTTGAAGTTCTGTGGAAACATAAGAACAAAGAAGTTCAGGCTGAGTTTGACGCTCAAATCCAAGCCCGCATTGATGAAGAAGTCGCAAAAAGAGTCTCTACTGCTTCCACTGAGGAGGTGGATGTAGAAGAAGCTTTGGATGCCGCTGAAACTACTGATGCTCCCGTAGCTAATTCCAATGAAGCTGTTGCTTCAAAGGAGCCTAGCTTGCGTGAGAAGTTCCAGTCTGCATTTTCTCGCGACAACATTGAAATTTCTTAATTAACAAACTAAAATTATGGCATTACGAATTCTACCATTCAGACAATACTCTGATCACGATGTCGTGAACCTCTACGCCGTTTTGGAAGTAGACGTTCTCGATAGCACAACTGGAACAGGCGCTGGCGATGCTGGCGTATTTGTGAAGGTGACGGAAGGTAACTTTGATGCAGATCCTGTTGAATACCAGAACAGGGATTACTTGGGTAACACCGACTATCCCTTTATTGGAACCAACAAGATGTATCCAGAAGTAAACCTTAAAATTACAGGCGCTAGTTCTGGAGAAATCCCACTGGGATTAACCCTTTACCAGACAGCTAAGAACGACGAAAACGGAGAAAAACTTCTCTATAACCCACAAAAGGCCGAAGAGCTTCAAGCGTTGCTTCCAGGCCAAGCAGTTCCTGTTCTTACTAAAGGAATTGTGACCTTAAGTTCAGATGCTTTTGATGGGACGGCGGCTGCATATACTCCAGGAAATGGCATTCTTATGTCACAGAGTAATGCAGGAAAGATCACTGGCGTATCACGGCCTAGCAGTCATGATGCTACTGGTAACTTTATCTTCGGTCACGTTCTTGGAACTGGACATCGCGCAAATGTCGGAATCACTACAGATCAGTTCTCTGGTGATTATATCGTTGTATCATTTGATTGTGCATAACCCCAGAAAGGATTTTAAAAAATGAAAATTACTTTAAAAAGAACCCCAGAACAAGTCGAGCTTGTAAAAGCTATGGCTTCGCGCAACCGTCAGGTTGCATATGAGGCTCAGGTTGCACTTGCTGAGTTCATCGGTCCAGTTTTGGCCGAAGTTCTCAATAACGCTCCAACAGTGAGCAACCTGTTCCAATCACTTCAATTTGATGCTGATGACAATCCAAGCATCCCTCTTGATCTCTACTACAACATCGCTGACGAAGATTACGTCAGGGTTTGGAGTCAGACTCACGCAGGTGGTCTTCCGAGTAACCAAGTGCTGCCTACCGCTTCTGAATTGAAGCTGGCTACTTACAGCCTTGACTCTGCGGTTGATTTTGATCGCCGTTATGCTGCCAAGAGCCGCATGGACGTTGTTGGTAAAACTTTTACTCGCGTTGCACAAGAAATTCTTCTTAAGCAGGAGCGCACTTCCGCTACTCTGCTTTTGACTTCTCTTGCTAACGCGACAATTAAGAGTTCACCCAACTATCTTAATCAGCAGGTTCAGTGGAACTCTCAAGCTTCACAGTTTTTAATGGATGACATTAACAACTTGTTCACTCTTGCAAAAAGGATCAATAGTTCATGGATCGCAGGAACTCCTACTACTCGCACTAAGGGAATTACTGACATTATTGTCTCCCCTGAGATTGTAGGTAAGATTCGCACTATGGCTTACAATCCTGTTAACACTCGCGGTGGTGACGGCGCTGGAGCACTTGCTACAGATGGATCTCAAAATCCTATTGCGGCTCCCGAGGCTCTCCGCGAAGAGCTTTATAGGGGTGGTGGTGAAACCAGCTTCATGGGCCTCAACATCTTGGAATATAACGAGATGGGTGTGAACCAGAAGTTTAATACTCTCTTTGGCACTGCGGCTGGCGCAACTCAATACGATAAGTTTGGAGTTAGTGCTGGTGGTGGTAAAGCTGCATTCGACGGCACAACCGACGAGATTGTTGTGGGTATTGACCGCACTCGCGATTCCCTTATCCGTGCTGTTGCAACGGATTCGGAGAGTGGAAGCGAGTTTACTCTGATCGCAGATGATCAGTATAGCATTCGTCAGAACAAGATCGGCTACTTCGGCTCCGTCGAAGAGGGTCGTGTGGTTCTCGATAACAGAGTGCTGTGCGGAACCATCGTTGGTCCTTAATAGACCTAGTTAATCACAAAAAAGCCGTCCCTTTCGGGGGGCGGCTTTTTTTTTGTAATTTATTAACTGGGTGTATATAATAATGTATGGCTAAGAAGAAAACAGCTAAAAAGAAGCAAGCCCCATTTAAAGAGGTAACCACGGGGCAGGAGCAACCTGCAAAACAGGGAATACTAGAAGAGCTAGAAGACCTTAGAGCTAAAGGAGAAACCAGCACTGCTCGCTACAGAGATCTATTAAAGGAAGTAGAGGTCATTTTTGGCACGGGAGAAACTAACACTTTTGGAACTAATGATTTAGATACCCTTAAGGAAAAACTTGACAGAATGAGCAAAGCTGATCTTCAGGAGTTTTCAAAAAAAGTTGGGGTAAATCCTTATTATGACAAAAATATTGTCACGGATAATATTATTAAAGAATTTAATCGTTATCAGAGCAGGGGTAATATTTTCACTGCCCCGCAGCCTGTTCCAGCCATTAAGTTAGATCCTAACAACCCAGAACATAAAGAGCTTCTAGATTGGTTAAATAGTTAAATGGTGTGTAATACACTATATGCCGAACGTATTAGAAGACCTTGCTTCAGGGATTGTAGTCACTGAGTTTGACAGTGATACAGGAATTGCCACCGTAGCTAATGTAAGTGGGTGGCTGTATGAAAATCTAGGACAAGTTAACACTTATCTCTACACGGATTTCAGTGGCGAAAATGCCAGTGGAATGTATGGGATAATGGATACGGAGGCTCAAAATGTCCTTAAGGAGCTATACCTTTCTAATTACTACAATAAGCAAGCGAGGAATGCCCTTAGAGGCATCGTAGACTCAAGTGTGAGTGGAGACAACGTTTTGTCCTTAAGGGACGGAGAAAGCTCTGTGACGTTCATTAATCGTAATGAGGTGTCAAAGGTCTATAAAGGCATGTCAAGCGATTGTATGGAGAAGGTGACGCGAATGGCGGCACAATACAACATCTATCAAGCTCAGCCCAGACAACTGGGAGGAATAGATGCGAGCGGAATAGGATTGGTATATCGCTAAGGACTACTCTTCAGAGAAGAAGTCTTTCCAATCGTGACCATCATTGCAAACCTTTTCCTTTCTTCTTCCGAAGTAGCCTTTTGGCCATTCAGGGTTGCGCCCCTCATTAGAGGGGGAAGGATCGGGTTTCTTCTCTTCCACAGGTGCAGGAGAAGTATCTTTTGCGTCTTCGTCGCTAAATAAACCTTTTTTATCACTCATCTATCTTATTGGAAGATCTTGTTACCATTAGCTCCGCTCATGAAGAGACCAGCGGTCTGGTCCTCTGGTCCACCAACTTGCGCGGAGAAGGTTAAATCGACTGACTTGTTAGCTCCGATGCTTGAAGAGAAAGATTCGCTGTCAAGCTTAGCTTCCTTAAGGTGGTATCGAATAGCGGTGTTGCCATTAGAGTCCTTCATGCTAATTGATATGGTTTGAGCACCAGATTCCAGAACGTCTGAAAGGTTGTTATGCTCAATATCATTTAAGATAGCACTGGCGGAAAGGCTAACGTTTACAGGGAAATCAACAGCCCGAGCAAACGGGAACTTACTTCCAAGCCTTTGAATTGGAGTCCTCGATAAAGGAAGGGAAAGTGATACACTTTGAACGTGAGCTTCACCCGCTCCACTTAACTGCGCCACTGTTTCTCCTGAAACATTAGAAAAATCTAGGGTAATATCTCCTGGGCGCAATGCGTTAATAACTGCGCTGCTGCTAGCCGCTGGTGCTCCTCCTGGAGTTTGAATTGGGTTTGGAAGGGCCACAACCATACCCTTTGCTCCGACAAGTGGGAGGCCATTTTCCTGATTAATTGCAGGACTTTGAAAATTAGTTCCACTTGTATTGGAGTTCATGTTTGCCCCCTCCATAGTAACCGAAGCTGTAGGAAGTGCTCCCACAGAAAGGTCTACAGAGTAATCGGAAACGTAACAGTTACCAATACCAATGATGGTGTCGGTAGCGTCTAAAGGTTCACCTACTCCTGTTATATTAAGATCAACTCCATCAGGAGAAGTAACGATAAAAACGTTAACTCCAGAGTGAGCTACCATGTGACCAGAAGCAAAGTTACCTTCTGCATTTGCAAGTAAATTGGGGCATCCTACGAGGGTGTTATCTTCACCACTCTGCTGAACAAAGAAACCCAAGGCTCTTTCATTATATCCATCAGTAAGTAGATAGCTGAAATCAACATTAACAGTAGGCGGATCTAATACAATAGAGTCAAGCCTTGCAAGCTCTCCGTATTGGTTAACGTCTTGTCTGTTAATTGTGTAGCTATAGTTAGCACTTTGGACACGCTCTAATTGTTCGTGATTCGCTGATGTTGTATCTGAAGCGTTTTTACTAACGTATAGACCCTCTGATTGGTAAATTACTCTGTTTCTATTGGCCATGATAAAAGATTCTTTCTGTTGTTTACATTTTTAATACGAAAATATGAAATTAAGAGAAGCGATATCTGTGTTGTTGTATGTCAAAATCAATAAATCCTATATATAATTCATTTGCTAAGACATTTCTTGTTCTATCACTTAATTTGGAACATTTTACTTTATCCACAAAAAACTTTGTTTCGCCCTCATAATCCGCTTCTACACCTGTGTAATTAAAATTATTTCCTTTTAAATCCCCAAGCTCAGTGATTGGATATCCACTCATGGGAATAGAGGTAATAACTTCGTTAACGGAGTCCATAAATATAGACATTACTCCATCCAACTGGTAGGTGTCCTCTGCCATTATTACGGCTTTTGCTTGAATACAAGTGTCTTGCATTCCCCCAAAAGCGAAAGGTTTGTTTTCTGTGTCTGAGATAGAGAGAAAAATAGCGGGAACTACATCATCATAAGGTTTAATGTAGGTTAATGGGCCAGATGGGAGCCTTGAGTTAAGGGTGTATTTGCTTTCTACAATTAAGTCGTCTTCTGTATCATTAGTTAGATAAACACTAAAATCCTTGACTGCAAATTCTCCAGTAATAGAGGAATCTGTTGTCGATCCCGAAACCAAAGCTCTTCCATTATCGAAATCTAATACAACTCCGTCATTTCTTCCCGAGAAACTGTCATTAATAAATACTCCCGTTGGGATAGTAGCACCTGTAATTGAGGAATCCGTTACCCATTGTTTATAGGGACTCCCATAGGCTTTATAAGTAGCATCAAGACGAGGATCATCGTAGTAAAAGAATTCTCCTGTGCTATTTGTATACGCCTCTCCCTTGTCTAGTAAGAAATTATCGAACCAGAGGAAAAAAGAAGTAGTTAACTTATGTTGGAATTGTTCAATCATTTAAGATCTTTAAATCGTTGTTTGTATTTTTTTAGCAAACTAGAGATGTATGGGGTGTTTCTAAACTTCCCACCTCTCACCTTTCTTACACGACTTTGAACCGCTGCACCCGATCTACCCTTGTTTTTTCTCAATAAATAGCCCAAACCAGAGAGTCCTCTCTCTATTCCTTCTGCCCAACTTCTCCCTGTCGCCCAAGGAAGAGGAGTTATAGCAAAAATCTCTTCTGGTCGTGGCAAGTTAACCTTAAACATAACTCCAGGTTTTCCCCTCCTTATCTCTCTGTTATACTGCATATTTACATTTTCAAGGAGAATTAGTATGGGGGCTATTGGGTCTTCTCCCTCGTTAAAACCGATAAAGGCAAAAAGATTACTCACTCCACCTAATGTTCCGCTGATGTTAACTCCTGAGGGGCCAGCTATGATTTCTTGAGTAATTGGATTATCCAAAAACTCTTGTATCATTTCCCCTTTTATCTTTTTAAATTTTTCTCTAGCTTGAGCCTCTATGTCCTTTCTTTTTAATTTTGGGACTTGGCGCAAAAGAGCATTTTTAACATCTAGTGGAAGGGCCATTAGGAGTCTACGGGGCTTAGAACGAAGGTATAAAATTGATTTGAAGTAAAACCTCTAGGTTTACCATCGCTTTCGATGATGAATTTTGTTCCGTCGAATTCGACTCTACGAGCTTCGCTCAGATAATCATAGGCATCTTGTTTTACTACAATTCTCACCGTGCCATCAGGAACTACAACTTTGTTTTGTGTTCCTGCTTGTTCTGTGGGACCATCATCAGTTAAATATTCCGTATCCATATCATCATAGTAAATTCTAGCTTCAAAAGTCGAGGACACCGTGGTGTATTCTACAGAACTATTAGAGCCAGTATTGGTTCGCCTATACAGCGAATTCCAAGAATTTGTAGATGCTATCAGCGTCTTCTTTGCGTTCTTATAAACAGTGATAGTCCTAGCAAAAGTAGTATGCAAAGTCCCCATTAAGGTTTGGACTTTGTTTATTTGATCTTGTGATAAAAATCCTGCCATATTGATTTTTACACTTTTAATTATATAATAAGATAGGATTAAGGCATGGACGCAAAAAAAAATTTAAGCAAAAACTCAAACGACGAGATTTCTAGGCTTTTTAAAATGATGCTTATGATGGTAGAAGACATGAAAAAAGATCATGACTTTCACTATGAGAAGCTATATGAGCACATTTCGCCCGACTATCACCCCGTTATAGATACAGCTAATCACTTTACTCCAGAAAAAGTAAATTGGATTAGAAAAAGAATTTTAGATATTGGAAACGAATGTATTAGAAATTTTGATTCATCTCTCAATAATTACACAGTAAGTTTTGTTTTTAAACAGGATTAAGGTTATGAAATTTAAAGAATTATACTCATTTGGTTTAGAAGAAGAGAAAGAAGTAGAGAAGACTCACACCCGAAAAAATAAAAAAACGGGAGAAAAGACTACTGTTACTAAAAGGGTTAAGGAAAAGGTTCCTGTTCAAGTTAGAATCAAACGTCCTTCCAGAAGGCAGCTAGAAGATGCTGAATTAGAATATTCAGTAGAAATGAGTCGCTGTGTCAAAAGAGGAATTTTAACAAAAGCAATGTTGTATAAAAAATACAGCGATACAGGTGGTGTTTGGAGTGAGGATGATGCAAAGGATTACGGAAAGCTTTACAGGGAAATTTTTGATATTCAAAATGAGTATGCTCGTCTTGAAATTGTTGAAAAAAGAACCGAAAAGCAGGAGAAAAAGTTCGAAGAAATTAAAACTAAGCTAGCCGAAACGAAGCGACAAATCGTAGAAGCGGAATCAGCAATGCAATCGTTGTTTGATCACACGGCTGATGTTAAGGCTCAAAATAGGCTACTTTTATGGTATACCTTGATGCTCACTCATATTCAGCACGAAAAAGAAGATGAGCCTGTTCCATATTTTAATGGAGAGACCTTTGAAGAAAAAATGGAAGACTACTATCTAAAAGAGGATGAGTTAACAGAATTATATGAAGCAGTGGTTAAAAAAGTTACCACTATCTTAGCTTTCTGGTTTTTCAATCAAGCCTCAAGTCCCGAGGAGTTTAATAAACTTATCGAGGACATGGAAAAAGGTGATCTTTGAAGGAAGAGTTCTATATCTCTCTAATCGGTGAAGCTTTTGATGGCTATACCGAGGCAACTATTAATGATAAAAATGTGTTTGTAAAACACATGAATATCAGAGATCAAAGATATCTTCATAAGTATTACGAAAAATATAAAGACTTGGCGCTAGCCAAAGGCTTGGATACTGAAAAGGAACGAATAAAATATGTTCTTGAAGAGGGAATTTGGTCCGAAGAAGATGATGCAAAAATAGCGGGAATAGAATTTGAATTAGAGAATTTAAAAAGAACAGTTAAAAGTATTTTTTTACCCTCCCAGCAAGAAGCTATACAGAAAACTATTAAAGAAAGAACTACTGAGTTAATAGAACTAAAAGCAAATAGGGCAGAAGTTATGGGTAAAACCGCAGAAGATTATGCCACAGTCAGAAGCGGGGATGAAATTTTAAGATTTTTATTGTTTAAAAATAAAGAACTTACCGAACATTTATATACGGAGGAAGAGTTTGGTAATTTAGAATCATGGGAAATTTCTATAATTACAGATATTAGTTCTGAGATACATCATAGGTTAACAGATGCCCGAATACAGGAAGCTGTGTTGAGACCATTTTTCAGTATGTATTTATCTTTATGCGAAGATGCGGCGGGATTTTATAGAAAACCTATTACTGAGCTTACCATATTTCAGCTAAAAGTAGTTCTTTTTGGGAAGATGTTTTTTAATATTTTCCAATACACAGAAGACATTCCCGATACTATTAAAGAAAATCCAGAACAACTCTTAGCATATTCTGAATCCCAAAGAAATAGAGACTCCAATAAGGCTAAAAGTGGTCTTAGAGATGATGCGGATGTGTCCATGGTTTTTGGAGCCACAAAAGAAGATGTCGAATATTTAGGTGGAGATGCAGAAAAAACAAATTTTGGTAAAGAAGCTGAAAAGCACGGTGGAAAGCTAAACATGCAACAAATGATGCGATTAGCAGGGCATGATGTGTAAATCTTTGTGTAAATACAACAAAGGTTTACGGATATGCCACTTCAAATACCAGCAACAGTAACAGGACTAGAAGCCAGCATTCAAGCTGCGGCTAAAAAAGCGGGTAGAAATCTTCAAATTAATTTAGGGACAAGCGCCAAAAGTGTTGAGGGTTTGTCTCAACCATTGGGGCGTATTACTGGTAAGGCAGACCAGTTCACAAAATCCATGGAAGCCGCCAACGCAAGGGTGTTGGCATTTGGAGCTTCTGTAGGAGTTTTGTCAGCCGTTACAAGAGGCTTTAAAGATTTGATTACTACCACCATTGAGGTGGAAAAACAGATGACTGCTATTAACAGCATCTTGGGACAAACTGGTCAGCAATTACAGCAATTTAAAAAAGAAATTTTTGATGTAGCTAAAAACACCGAGCAGTCATTTGACACAGTTGCTACAGCAGCATTAGAACTCAGCCGTCAAGGTCTGAAGGCTGAAGAAGTTCAGAAAAGATTAAATGATGCATTGATTTTAAGTCGTTTATCTGGCTTAGGGGCAACAGAGGCGGTGGCTGGCCTTACTGCGGCCATTAACTCTTTTAATAGAGAGGGAGTAACCAGTGCAGAAGTTCTCAACAAGCTTTCGGCTGCTGCTGTAAGTGCTGCGGTTTCAGAGAGAGACTTAATCGAAGGTATTAAGCGTTCAGGCGCGGTTGCTATTCAGGCTGGAGTTAGTCTAGATGAATTGGTTGGAGTAATCACTGCGGTCCAAGAAAAAACTGCCCGAGGAGGTGCAGTCATTGGTAACTCCTTTAAAACAATTTTCACAAGAATACAAAGCATTGATAAGTTAAGAACAATGCAAAACCTTGGGGTTCAAATCAGTGACGTTTCTGGAAACGTATTGAGTGGAACTCAATTGATTCAAAATCTCGCTAAAACTTTAGAAAACTTTCCCGATGCACGAAGGCTTCAAATTGCCGAGGGTTTAGTTGGAAAATTCCAAATTGCTCCATTTTTAGCCATCCTTGATGACTATAACCAAAAAACTTCTACAGCGATTAAGGTCACTGAAATCGCAGCGGCAGCAACTAATGAGGCTTATGGTCGAAATATTGCACTCAACGAAACTCTATCAACTGCTATTAATCAAGCGACAGTCAACCTTAAAGAGTTAGCAGACACTCTGGGGAAGATTGGCGTAACGGATAGTTTAAAAAATATTCTTGGTTTCTTTAATTCTCTAGTAGGTAACATCAAAAATGTTTTAGAAGGAGAAGGTATAGGTAGCGATTTAGCGCGAGGTATTGTTAAGGGAATTAGTAATGTTATTAGCGGGCCTGGGTTAGCTATCTTTGGTGCTATTATTGCCAAACTTACTATTGATTTAGTTAGATTTGGAACTACTTCCTTGCAAACTTTCTTTGGTTTAAATAAGACCGCGAAAGACCTTGCTGCTACGCAAGGACAGATAGCACATACTCTTTTAAACAATAAGGGTATTCAAGCGCAAATTTTATCTATTGAAAATAGCACGTTGAGCACAGAGCAGAAACGTGTAGCTCAAACTAAGTTTTTTACAGTCGCTTTAAATGAGCAGTTAGCGACAATGGTTAAGATGCAAAGTCTTGCATCTCGTATAACTCCTGGGGTTGTAGCGGGAACAAGAGGGATGAGGGCAAAAAGAGGGGCAGAGGGATTTATTCCTAATTACAACCAAGTCAGAGGCTATGGAGGAAATTCTCCTCAGGTAGCAAGATTGGCTGAACAAAAAGATATTAACAGGGGAGTAGGTGGAGCACCATCAGACGCTCGCCCCGTAACCATTCCTAACTTTGCTTTTGGTGGTGGAGAAAAAGGGACAATGATCGCTAATAGTAGCGAATTTGTAGTTCCTAATTATGCGGGTGGGGGTTCAGCAATTTTTACTCAAGAAATGGCTCAAACCACAGGTCTTCCTGCGGGAGCCAGAAGAGTTGGCGCTGGAGCAGCGGGGTATATTCCTAATTTTGCAAGGTTTAGAAGTGTAGCCGATTATACCAAATCTTTAAAGGGGCAACGCCAGTCGGTTATTGAGGGTGCTGCTAAAAAATCAAGAGATCCCAATAGGCAGAAAGCTGCAATGGGCTTACTTGGAGCCAGCACCGTTTTAAATGTCCCCGCTCAAAGATATGGGGTAGCTGCTCTATTCCCAGGAAAGGTTACAGATACCGCCAGTATGAATATCACTGGTGAAAAAAGCCTTGGGGCTAGACTGCTTCAAAGAAGGGGTGTTTCAAACCTTCAATTCAGCGGAATCCAGATAAGGAGTTTGCAGGATATGCAAAAGAACCAAAAAGGAGGTATGAATCCTTCGGAGAACCGAAGAAAAATAGGAAGATATTTTGCCTCAGGTCTTTTAAAGTATGGTTCTGATCTTGTAGGTAAAACTTTTAAAAACGATGAGCTTACCAAAATAAAAGGAAAGCTTGGATCAATAACGGGCAAAGGAGGATCTTCTGCTTTATTCTCAAGTTCAGTCGAGGGTGGAATTTTTGAATCGGCAGTGAACTTGGTTACCAAGGGCGCGGCTGCGATAGATGAATTCAAGAGTCATGTCGGGGAAAGAGCGCCTTTTGATTTTGAAGAAGGTGGAACCGCTGATAATGCATTCAAACGTTCATTTGGCTTTTCTAATGTTTTGCAAAGAGCAGACGCAAAAAGAACAGCGTCAAACGATGCCGTCAGAACTATAATTACTAAGGCTCTTAATGACCGAAAAGAAACATCTTACATTTTATCCTTAGCTCGAAAAGATCCAAACAAAAGATTTGGAGTAAAAAGAGCGGCGGGTGGTTTCATTCCGAACTATAGCGAAAGTCCATTGCAGAACGCAATACAAAGAGAGTCTGCCGCAGGGGTTCCAGTTAATCAGATAAGAGTAAATCAAGACGCATCTCTTAGAAATTCTCGAAACCCAATGGGCTTAGCTGTCACGAATATGCGTGACGAACCCACAGGAGCAATTCCAAACTTTGCCAAGGTAAAAGGGGGTGATGGTGGACTTGACGCAGGATTTGGAGGTTTGATGACTAAGTTGCTCGTTCTTCAAGGGGCTTTTGGTATGTTGTCTGGAGTTCTAGGAGAGGTTACTCAGAAAAATCAACTGGTTGCTGGCACTATGCAAGCTCTGAATATTGCCATGATTGCGTTTATGAGCAGTCAGGCACTTGGAGGGATGGGTAATATTGGAGCCAATCTAATCGGAAGGGGAACCGTTGGTGGAAGGACTGGCTCGCAGATTATGACTGGGGGAAGAAATCAACTACGAGGCAGTAGGTTTGATCTTCGTAATGCTAGAGGGGCTTTAGGTCAAGGCAAAATTGGAACAGCGGCAAGATTGGGAGGTAGGGGTGCAATGAGTGCGATTATGGGACCGCTAAGAATGGTTGGTGGTGCATTGTTAAGGTTTGCTGGTCCTGTGGGGCTTGCTGCTGGTGCTGTAATGGGTGCAGTAAAAATATTCAATTTGATACGAGATGCTAGTGCAGGAACGGCTGCGGAATATAAAAGAGGGGCTGATTTAGTCGCAGAATCATCAAAAAGAGCATCTAAAGAATTAAGCGAACTAAAAGTTCCAGATGAATTTAAAGAGGGTCTCAAAGGTAGAGCAGAAGAGGTTCAGGAAAGAGTTAGGAAGAGTATAGGTAAAACTGGCATTGCGGGTATATCTAACAAATCTGAACAGAAACAACTAGATCAAACATCTGAACTAGTTAAGCAAGCTTTCCTTGGAGGAAGATCTGAAGCAGACATAAATGCAGTAATAGATAGATTTAATAAAGAAGCAGGAACGACCACTACCAGAGGAGGAATGTATGGTCAGACTTGGACTACTACAAGACAAAATCAATTAAGTATGCAGCAAGCGAAGGATAGAAGAACTGCGCTTGCTAATTTATCAAAAGTTGATGTATCAGGAATACAGCAACAATTACTTAATCAGGTCAGCCCTGAAGATCGAAAGAGGCTTGCTGCGTTAGGAAGAGCTAGGGCATTTGCAAAGAGCCAAGGAAAAGAACTGAGTGGCCTTGGAGCCTTTGATCCAAGGGGGGGCGGCAAAGGAATGGGTTCAATGCTTGGAGGAGACACTACTGGAATAGTTACTGTGCTTGCTGAACAATTTGAAAAACAAGCCGAAGACAAAGGAATTACTCTTCAAAAAGGAGCAGGAAAAGCAATGGCTGAGGAATTGCTGGAAAAAGAAACAAAGAAGGGGGACACAAGCTTAGGGCGCGTAGCTCAGATGAGAGCAGATATTGCTCAAGCTCAATTAACTACTGAGCTTAAAATTAATGAAATTAAATCTCAAAGAATTTCAGATAACGAAAAAGATTTAGCTACGGGACAGGCTTTAAACACTCTTAGTGCTAAAGGTCTACTTTCTTTACAGAAAAAAATAGCTCTTGAGGGTAATAGCAAGAAGTTAAATCTAGACATTGGGGCGCAGGTTATAAAACAAATTAACGCCAGCGAACTCCTAGAGGTGAGCGAAGAGCAGAGAAATTTAATTAGGAAAAAAATTCAAGGCATGAGTGCCGAGGATTTACAGAAAGCAGATAAAAGAAAAGAACTTTTTGATGAAATTCTAGTATTGGCTAAAGCAGAAGGAACTGAGGCTACAGAATTAAATAAGGTCTTTGAGGAGATGATAACCAATCTTGTGAGTCAAAAAGATGAAAGAGACAAAAACATAGAAGCTGGATTTAAACAAAAAAGGCTAGATCAAGATACTCTTGATATTTTGAAACAAACAAGAGCAGAGCTTACTTTGTCAGCGAGAAAAGAAGCTTTTGGTAAAACGACTAAAAGCGCAAGAAGGAGAATTGAAATTGAAACCGAATTAAGCGAAGTAAGGAATCGAGGTCAAAGAGGAGCAGATCCAGTAACAACTAGAAGACAAGAAGTAAAGCTTCTTAACGAATTAAAAGATTTAGATATATCGGATGAGCAAATAAATTCTGTAAAGGATGTCAACACAGAAATTCAAACATTTTTAAAGACTTTTAAAGGTCTTTCTGGTGGTTTTGAAACAATTAATTCAATTCTCACAAATGAAAATATACCCGAGCTTGCTCGTTTGCAAAAAGTTCAGGGTAGATTAAAAAATCCAGCAGAGTTGGGGATAGACCTCAAAAACGAAGACCAATCAATTGCATTTAAGAACTTAGTTCAAGCTATTACCGAAGCAATCGTCAAGCTACAAACAAGTGGTTTAGCAGCCGAAGGAGCTAAAGATATAAACAATACAAGCATTGGCTTGTCTGACAATTTCAAAAATTTAAGCCGACTATTAAGTGATTTTTCTTATAGCTTACGCCAAGCAACAGAACAATTAAAATTTGACTTTTTGTTTGCTAGGTCTGGTTCCGATATGATTTCGAGTTTGAATAGAATGCTCGAAACAAATGAGAGGAAAGACGGAAGTGGAAGCTCTGGAGATACAGCTAGGGCAACAGCCAATGCGGTGATAGAAGAAAGGAAGGATCGAAAATTCCTTAGCAGAACTCGCGCAGGTAGAAGGTCTATTGAGAGAGAGGATGATGTTGTTCGTCAACAGATGGAACTCCAAATTCAACTTGCCGATGCAATGAAGGCGGAAGGGGTTGATTCTGAAAAAGTAAGACAAATTAAGGAACAAATACTTCAACTAGAAAAAGAACGGTTAGAAGTTAATGACAGTCTTGCCGCAAAAATGGAAGATGCTTTTGTGTTTAGTCAGGCTGAGATTCAAAACAACTTGACTGATGGATTAGTTCGATCTGCAACTTCATTTACTGATAAAATTTCAGATGGTCTCGTAGATGCCATTGCAAAAGGAGAAGACTTAGGTTCCACGTTGAGAAAAGCTGCCGCTGATTTCTTCTTGGATATGGCTCGCGCTAACATGAGAGCCGCAATGCAGAACTTCACTTCTGGTCTTGGAATGTCGTTCCTTAATAGGAATAAAGGAGGAATAATAAACGGAGGTTCTGGAGTTCGTGACGATATTCCAACTATGCTTACAGGTGGAGAGTTTGTAATGAATAGAGGGGCTGTAGAAAGATATGGACCTGACTTCATGGCTGCTCTTAACAGAGGATCAATCCAAACAATGCAAGGGGGTGGATTATTTACCCCAGGAAGCTTTGGGCAGGGAGCTATATCTGGTTCAAGAGCCTTGTTGAGTTTTTCAAGTCAGTATGGAACATCAGGTTTTAAAGATGAGATAGTTAGCGGTAGTGATTTTGCTGGAATAGCTCTAGAACCACAAAGCGTAAGGATGACAAGAAGGGCAATAGCCAGAGATCCAGCATCCAGAAGAGAGCAACAATCCAAACAAGAAGCGTTTGGAGCTTATGCTCAGCATTACCAAGCTCTACAACAGTATGAGGAACAAAAGAAAGCGCAACAAAAGGCTCTCTTGAGTTCTATAGGAATGGCCGTCTTAAGTGCGGGAATTGGTTCTTTTGCTGAAGGTTTTGGTGAGGCTCGCGCCGCAGGATCGGGGTATGGAGAAGCATTTAAATCTGGCTTTACAGGATTTGAATTTAGGGGAGAAAAGTTTGGTGGTCTTGGGGGAATATTTAGGGGTAGACCTGAAGGTCCAGCCCCTTCCGATTTATTCTTTAAAAATCCAGACGGCAGCATGGGAATGCGTGATCCTAGCACCTTCAGTAGAGCAGGTGGGGTTGGACAGGGATTATTTAGCATGACGGGAGGCGGTGCTCAACTTCAGTCACCATCTAGTGGACCTAATATGGGATTTGGTCCGAGAGTCCAAGGGCTTCCCTCAAATAACTTTGACTTCTTCTTGAATGAAGCTTTCAATAACGAGAGGCAGGGAGATCTTTTCCATGGAGGTTCAGTAACAAGTCCCTTTGGAGGAAGAGCTACAGGAGGCTCCATTCCTTATGCCGCAGGAGTAGACACGGTTCCAACGATGTTATCGGGTGGTGAGTTTGTAATGAACGCTGCTGCTACACAAAACATTGGCCGAGGAAACTTGACTGCAATGAATGCTGGGGCAGGGGGAGATAACGGAGATGTAGTTAATAGACTTGATGAGCTTATTGATGTTTCTGAAAATCGAGGAGAAAGTAATATTAATATTACTGTTAATTCAGACGGTTCAACAGAACAAGACGGTAATGGTAGTGATAGAGAACAATCCTTGGCAGTTAGAATTAGAGATGTTGTAAGACAAGTTATTGATGAAGAGAAGAGACTTGGAGGATCATTAAGACAAGCTAACGCATAATGTATGGATCAACAGCAAATTACGATGCTCACTTTTTCATTTCTGGGCAGGGAGGAGAACTGGCAGCTAGGGAGTTGTCGGGAGTTGAGTCTCTAGACATAGGTTACAACAACAGCGCTAGAACCATTAATCCACTTGGATATAAAAACGGCTTTACTGTCATTGGTGGGGCAACTTCACAAACAGTTTCTTTTTCTCGTCGTTTAATTTACGATGACCCAGTTTTGTTTTTCACGGGAGACTATGTAATGAAGGGCAGTTTTAATTATAACAATAATGCCTCGTATGGTTTTGAAAGTGGCTACTTAAATAGTTATTCAGTTAATTGTGCGGTTGGAAATATCCCTCAAGTAAACGCGAACTTTACTGCATATGGAGAAATGGCAAGCGGAATAAATGCTACTGGAACAACCAATACAAACATTTTTGTTCCGAGTCAAGGTTCAATTACTGCTACCTGCGACAATAGCACAACAAACCGAGTAATAGGATTTGATTATTCATTAACAACAAATAAAAAACCTTACTATACAATAGGGTCTGAAGACCCTGTTAGTGTTAAACATATTCCTCCAATTTCATATACGGCTAGCGTTCAAATAGAAGTAGATGATACTTTTCTAGAAAGCGGTTATAACTTTTTAGGAGAAAAAATAGACAGAACTGTAACATTCACAATAAAAGGAAGAGACGGGACAACTCTTCAGTCACTAAGTATTCCAAATGCTTCTTTGGTTGGTGAACAGTTAAATTCTACCGCTGCGGGTAACGCTCGTTTAACTCTTAACTATATAGGTCATCAATGAGCGAGGCATTATTTTATAATAGAGATGAAAACATCTCAGGAATTGCAGTTCCCGAAGAACTGTCAGGAATGGCTTATACTCCTGTTTATGGTTCCAAGGTAGAATTTAAAGGAAATAATCACAGTTATGAAACTGATGATTTTTATTACAATTTAATTCCACTTTCAGTTAACAGTTTAACTGCGACTTTTAATGTTAGATATGATGTCAATGAAGAGGGCGCTAGAAAATTAGCTACGTTTTTTGAGAGTAAGTCGGGAGATAGACAGTTGGAATTTACTCCAGATAATTCTGGAATATATCAAACCGTCACTGGCTATTGTGATAATTACGCAATTAATTTTGTGAACAATCAGCACTTCGAAGTGGCTTCTAGAATAAGTATAGATGAAGCTCCAACTTTGCTTAATTGGTCAGGAGGAACGTTTGTTAATTTGACATTTCAAGGATGGGGGGGCGCAGGTGTTCATTATCCCAAATACTCTGTAATATATTCTGGACAAAACCCAGATGGAACAGAAAATGCCAGCAAGTTAGATAACTTTTACTATTGCACAGGAACCCATTCATCGTCTCCCACTAATAGTCCAACTGGAACAGCTTCTATGTGGACCAAGAATTTTTTCTTTGAACCTGATATTGGAGTTCAAAACGATGTTCCCATTAAGGCTGACGTATTAAATTACAAAAACTCCTTTACTCAAAGACTCACAACAAATAGCAATATTGCGGCTTTTGAAATGAATTATACTTTTAGCAATATAAGTGACATTCAAACTAAATCCATCCTTCACTTTTTAGAAAACAAAGGAGGATACCGCAGATTTGAACATCAAATACCTTCTGTATATAATAGACCTAAAGTGTATTATTGTCCTGAGTGGACTCATGAATGGAATTATCATAATTCAAACACTATAACTGTAAACTTCATAGAAGACCCGCTTGGAGTAATCCCAACAGGAACATAAGATGGCTCGCAATGTAATAAAAACCAACAATGCTGTTATTGCTGTGCAAAATAGTGCAGAAGCATTTTCTACGAGTAATTTGGATTTGAATCTTTATGCTGGTGTTCAATCCGCAAATTTTTCCATCTCATACTCAAGAGCGGATATGAAGCAGTTGGGGTCGCAAGGCTTAGTAACGCGGGATATGGCTAGACAACCTGATGTAACACTTAATGTTGATTATATTCCCGAACCAAAATTTGGAAACGAAGAATTTTCTCACTTTAGAGATGCCGCAGTGAATGTAACTTCTCAGTATGCTAGTTTTTTTTCTAACGTAGGAGATAAATCTACTAATTTTTATTTTTTAATAACCCCTAATGAAGAACAAGATGCTATTTCAAATTTAACTTTTGATGAATCTCTTTTAGATTTGGCTGGATGGACATCTATATCTTTTGGAAATTGTTATCCCACTAGGTATCAGCTTTCTTACTCTATAGGTAGTTTGCCCAAAGTAAGCACTAGTTATATTTGTTCAAACACAAAATTCGAACCTCTTACTGGGACTAGCATGCAATCTCCCGCTATTAATTTGGAGAGTGGTAACAACAGTCGGGTTGGGTTAAGTTTATTTCAGTTTGATCAGGGCAACGCTGCTCCAATCGTTGTTAATCCAGCCTCAACTGGAAGTTCAGTTAATCTGCAAAACTTGCAAGTAGGAGGACAAAACATATCAGGAGTTCATTTAGTCCAGAGCGTTTCCTTGGCGGTTGATATACCCAGAACTTCTAATTATGGCTTGGGAAGTGACTATGCCTACGGCAGAGAACCTCAATATCCTGCAAGGGGAGTTTTCGAGGTTTCTTCTCTAGTTTCGGGAATGGAAAGCGGGGCTATGACAGGAGTATTGAAAAACGACTCCGATTATAGCTTTGAGTTAGTTTTGGAAGGTGATGGTAAACAAATGATTTATCAAATCAATGATGCTAAACTAAATAGCTATTCTTATTCTTCTTCCCTTGGAGAGTTTTTTAATTTTAATGCAGGTTTTAGTTTTGAGGTAACTGAAGCCACAGGCTTACAGATTAGCGGAACAAATTATTAATCGTAATCAACTTTTACGTTTTTACTTTCGTAAGTTTTGCCCTTGCGGTTAGGGTGTTCTGCTCCATTCCTATCTTTGGCATAATTATCATAGAATTTTTCTTTTACAGGATCTTTTCCCCCCGCTTTTTCGGCCCTTTTTTCGCTAAGTTCTGCTGATAAATTCATCATATCTCCCAAGGTTCCTTTTTTGTTATAAGTAGCATCAATAAAGTGCTGTTTATTATAAGGATCTACCGAATTATCGATAGAGGCATTGGGTGAAAGAAATACTCTATTCCACTCAACACCGTCCTCCGAATAAATATGTTCATCGTTCATCCCTTGAAATACCTCACGATATTCCTCTTCTTCGGGGTGTTTATAAACATAAATAGGCATAATTCATTATAAAAGAAAGAGAGGGTATTTCTACCCCCTCTTTCACTATGTTGCTTCTCACAGGGGAGCTTCACTACATTAAGCAGTAGTGGTAGCGGACACCTAGACCGCTGACTCCGAAGCATCACATAATTTTAATTTCCCGAGCCTCTGCAACGGTTTTTTTAGGAAGGGTAAGTTTAAGTAGTCCATTTTTAAGATCAGCGGAAATGTGATCCTCTGCCACCAAATCATTTAAATGTAATTTAAATTTTTGGGAGCGGTCCTTGTTTTTTGCATCAAGTTCTAAAACTCCGTCCGAAATTCGGATAGAAATGTCCTTTTTGCTGAAGCCAGCTAATTCAACCTCTGCGGTATATACATCTCCCTGATCAGATACGCATGATTTTTTTCGAATCATTAGATCTCTGGGTGACAAAACATTTAAATCATTAAAAAGTGTGTTAATTAAAGTATTCATATATTTATATTATAGCAAGAAATACACCATTCTTCAACTGCTATAAATACAGTCTAGAATAGCATCTACTGTTTTGCTGTAGGTAAACTTGTCTGCTAACTTTTGTCCCTCTGTGTTAAGTTGACCTACTTTAGATTCGGCTTTTTCCATTGCAGCCACCGCCTCTTCTTCCTCCCAATTATGAAAAGTTCCTTGATTAAAAGGAACGGTTTCATTAAAAAAGATTCCATCGGCAACAGGCATCGTTGATGACGGATTAACTAAAATACAATTTTCTTCGTTAGCCCAATCTTTATGAGAAGTAGCGTTGAGAACAACGCTCCATTTTCCTAAGCATGTAGCATTAAAAGAAGGTAGATTCCAGCCCTCTCCCCCAGATAGCCCTGTTAAATCAATATCAATTGAATTTAAAAGCTCATTTACCTCATCATTTTTAGCTAAAATAGGGAGAAAGTTTATATTGCTGTAACTTTTTCCTTCAAGAGTGGCTTGAAGTAAGCCCTGCATCTGGTTAGGTTGAAAAAATGGATTAGTAATACAACAAGTAAGTTGGTATTTTGGATTATTTCCATATTTTTTAAGCCATGTTTGAATTATTTTTTGAGTGTGTTTCCTTTTCTCAAACTTACCCATTAAACCGAAATGAGTAACATCCTTTAGATATGTTTTTCCTGTTCTTTTGAAATCTTCATCAAGGCCAAGAGGGATATGGGTTCCTTTTGAAACTCCACTTGATTTAAAGTGAGATGCGGCTTCAGAAGAACTAAAAAAAACTTTCTCTTGAGCTTCGCAGATTTTTATTTCTGTCGAGGTTGGTTGATTGCATTCATAGAAGGTATAAAGATATTGATTTTTATTTTTTCTGTTTTCACTACCATTGATGTGCCAAATCTTCAAATTTGGTATCTCTGGACTTAAAAAATCAAACCTATTATTTATAGCTGATTCTATAAATGCCTTAATCTCATCAGTGAGAGGGTAAGCACTTAGATCTATATCTCCCGTAGGAAATAAACCCAGACTTACGTTTTTTCTTTGTAGTTCCCTGACAATATTAAAGGTAACATTGCCAAGGCTTAGGCCATTAAGTGGAGCCTCTATAAGAAGTTTCATTAAAAAGGGACCGAATCTTCGGACTCTTCGGATTTCTCAGTTCCTGACTCTGACTTTTTCCCAGAACTCAAAAACTGAAGGTCTTTGCCACGGATAAAGTATTTGCTGAAATTTTTTCCATCCTTCTCCCAAGAAGACATACACAGTTCTCCCTGAACAATAAATTCTCTTCCTTTGGTTAAGTATTTTTCTGCGATCTCTGCGGTCTTATCCCAATACTCGATATCAACAAAACATTTGTTTTTAGCGTTTGAGGTAGAAACCCCCGCTCTTAGATTAACAACTTTTTTACCGTTGCTTGTAGTTCTGGCTTCAGGATCTTTTACTAAATAGGCTGCTGCTGTGATTGAATTATACATATTTTCCTTCTTTTTTGACTTTGTTGATAAACTTATTGTGAATATTAATACAGCCCTGAATGCTCATGTCAAGCTCTTTCGCTATAAACCTCCAAGGTGTGAGCTTATTATTAACGCCCCCATATCTCATGTCAACTATTTTTTTTACTCTTTCATCTTTTTCTTCCTCAAGACAAGATTTAAACACAGATAATGCTTCATCTTTGTTTATATCGTAAATAAAACTTTCACACTGGGGTTCTATGTAAGTATTTTCATCATCAATAAAAATTTCTCTATTTTTTTTCTTTTTATTGAGAATATTTAAGCATTTCCATTTTGTCTGGTTTGCTAAGTGAGTGGAAAATTTTGTGTTTTTATCGGGATTGTAATTCAATGCCGCAGAATAAATAGTGGAATCTTTTTCTCCTACTATCTGATTTTTATCAAAAACATTTTGTGGGTGAGACATGAAATAGTTAACCATTGAATGAAAAATACCAGAGTGGCGATCAATGATCTCCAACAAACTGTCTTGGTCATTATCGTCTTGAATTTTAGAAATTAAATTCAGGTCGCTTTTCACTGCACCCATTATATCTCCTATTTTACCTTTTTCCACAAAAACTGAAATTTCAATTCTTGATATTAATATTATATTTATAAAACGTTTTACGTTAAGAATAACGTAATACTAAACCTATGACGTTATAGTTCTAAGAAGCGTTATCCCGTTTCACGGTATATTATATGGCCAAATATTCATCTGTCAAATTAATTTTTTCGGAAATTTTCTAATTGACTTGACACAGCATTGGAGCTAGGTGTAAAATCCTTTAACATGATTTTTGAAGAGCAAGTATCGAGGAAGCCCGACCACTATCCATGGGCGCAGGAGTTTATAGAGGCAATGCACAATGGGTTTTGGACCGACAAGGAATTTAGTTTTAGTAGTGATATTCAGGACTTTAACGTCAACCTCAACGAAGACGAAAAAGAGATGATTATTAGGACTCTTTCCGCAATTGGGCAGATTGAGGTGGCAGTCAAAAAGTTTTGGAGTAAGCTAGGTGATAACCTCCCCCATCCTAGCTTAACTGACCTTGGTTATGTAATGGCTAATGTTGAGGTTATTCACAATAATGCCTATGAGAGACTTCTTAAAGTCCTGGGATTAGAAGATGTTTTTGAGGAAAATTTGAAACTAGATTTTATTGAGGGGAGAGTAAAATATCTCCGCAAATATAATCACAAATTTTACAAAGATTCCAAAAAACAATATGTTTATGCCCTAACTCTTTTTACTTTGTTTGTGGAAAATGTATCACTCTTTAGTCAATTTTATGTTATTAATTGGTTTAACCGATACAGAAATGTTTTGAAGGATACAGGGCAACAGGTTAAATATACCAGAAACGAAGAAAACATTCATGCTCTTGCGGGTATTAAAATTATAAACACCATCCGAAGTGAACACCCTGAACTTTTTGATGAGGAATTAGAGGAAAGAATTTCGAGCGAAGCTAAAGCAGCTTTTGTGGCAGAAAGTTATCTTGTAGATTGGATGGTTAATGGATTTAATGAGAAAGGACTCAGCGCCGACATCTTAAAAGAGTTTATTAAAAATAGAATTAATGACTCCTTAGAAAAAATCGGCTTTGATTCAGCGTTTGATGTTGACACTTCTTTATTGGAAGATACAATGTGGTTTGAGGAGGAGTTGCTTGGTAATAATGCCACTGACTTCTTCCATTCTCGCCCTGTGGAATATTCCAAGAACTCTCAAACATTTGACGCTGACGACCTTTTTTAATGAAGAAATATAAATGGCTTAATAAGGATTCTCGCGATTTTTTAAAAAGAGGATATCTTCAAGATGGAGAATCAGCAGAACAACGAGGACATGATATAGCCGTTGCTGCTGAAAAGTATCTCAAAATCAAAGGTTTTGCGGAAAAATTTGAAAGCTATTTGTCTCAAGGGTTTTATTCTCTTGCTAGCCCCATTTGGGCAAATTTTGGTAGGGAGAGAGGCTTACCTGTATCCTGTAATGGGGTATTTATAGAGGACAGGATGGATTCCATTTTGGAAAAACAAGCCGAGGTAGGAATGCAAACAAAACACGGGGCTGGCACTTCTGCTTACTTCGGAGATCTAAGGAAAAGAGGGGGAGAAATTTCGGCAGGAGGAACCTCAAGTGGACCAGTCCATTTTATGGAACTTTTTGACAAGGTATCTTCTGTTGTTTCACAAAGTAATGTGAGGAGAGGATCTTTTGCGGCTTACCTGCCAATTGATCATCCTGACGTATCTGAATTTCTAAGAATAAGAGGGGAGGGTAATGCCATCCAAGAAATGTCTTTTGGGGTCTGCATTACCGATGAGTGGATGAGATCTTTAATACAAGGAGACAGAAAAAAAAGACTCGTATGGGCTTCAGTAATAAGAAAAAGATTTGAGACAGGATACCCTTATTTGTTTTTTACAGACACAGCCAACAAGAATGCCCCCAAACCCTACAGGGATAAAAAATTAAAAATTAGTGCTTCTAATTTATGTAGTGAAATATTTCTCCATTCCTCTGAGGAAGAATCTTTTGTTTGTTGTTTATCTTCTTTGAATCTAGTTAAGTGGGAAGAAATTAAAGGGACAGATGCAATTCAAATGCTAGTCTATTTTTTAGATGCCGTAATGGAAGAATATATAAAGAAGACTAAAAATATTCCCTTCATGAAAGCCTCTCACAACTTTGCAAAAAAACAGAGAGCTTTAGGGGTAGGGGTTCTAGGATGGCACTCTTTATTACAAGATAAGATGATAGCCTTTGAGAGCATGGAGGCTAAATTTTTAAATGCTGAAATTCACAAGACAATTAAGAAAAAATCAAATCAAGCTACTAAAGAATTAGCTGTGCTGATTGGAGAACCTGAGCACCTGAAAGGTTATGGAAGACGCAATATGACCACCATGGCCATTGCTCCGACCACATCCAGTTCTTTTATTTTAGGGCAAGTATCCCCATCAATTGAACCTCTGAATAGTAATTATTTTACTAAAGACTTAGCTAAAGGAAAGTTTACCTACAAAAATCCTTATCTAGAAAAACTTTTAGAGGACAAAAAAAAGAATACTCAGGCCACTTGGAAATCTATTTTACAAAAAGGAGGATCGGTTCAACATCTCGACTTTCTCACTCAAGAAGAAAAAGATGTATTTAAGACTTTTGGAGAAATTTCTCAAAAAGAAATTGTTATTCAAGCTTCACAGCGTCAAAGTTATATAGATCAAGGTCAAAGCCTCAATATAATGGTTTCTCCCAAATGTCCCCCCAGACAAGTAAGCGAACTTCTAATTTTTGGTTGGGAAAGTGGAGTTAAGAGCTTCTACTATCAGAGAAGTGCAAATCCTAGCCAAGAACTAGCTCGATCAATATTGAACTGCTCATCCTGTGAGGGTTAATATTCATTTTTAATAATTAAAAGTGTAATTTTTTTATGATGAACCTTACTTTTTCAGACAAAATCTACAAGTGCCTTGTGGGTAAAGTTTTGAATTTTAATAAACAAAATAAGACTCAAATTACTGTAGATCAACTGGTAAGAGTATATAAAAGAGGGGAAAAAGCCGCTGACGTTAATTGGCAACCCCAAAAAACCACTGCTCAGTGGGCCATGGCTAGAACAAATATATTTTTGAAACTATCCGCTGGCCGTAAGGTAAAAAAGGACTATAAATTCCATGATATTGATGTAGTTGAGGGGACGGATAAAACCCACCAACAAGAATCAGCAGATCCCTTTTGGAACTTTACAAACCTAGACTTTACTTCTGCTAGAACTGACCTGTTATTGGCAGAAATTTCTGATTCTGAAGGAGAAAAAATCTTTTATCCTCCCACAGTAGAAGAAGGTTGATTTTTATCTATAATCACACTATACTGTGTGATGAAAGTTTTATTTATATCTGATTTTACTCTCGATCAAAAACAAGGAGGGGCGCAAGTAAGCAATTCCCTTATTATTCAGAAGGGGAGAGAGCTTGGATATGAGATTGATGAACATCATCATAGCTCTTCTATTGTTGATTTTTTAACCTCATACGACTTGGTTATTAATTCTAATTTAGAGGCAATTAGCAAAATTGCCCCTGCCAAGCTCAACATGATTGAAAGATTATCTAACTCAGTAAGGCTAGAGCACGACTCATGTTCCTATCTTTCTTCTGGAGACAGGAGAATATTATTTAATAACTCAAAAAAGAACTTTTTTTTAACAGAATTTCATTACTCTTTCTTTAAAGAGCTATATGGAGATTACTTTAAAAATGTTGAAATAGTTTATGATCCCATAGACACCAACATCTTTAAAAAGAAAGAAGAAGAAAAAATTTATGATGTAGTCTACTGCGGCTACCTTCACCCCTTGAAAGGATTAAACAATCTAATCAAGTTTGCTCGCAATAATCCCGATAGACAAGTTAAAGTTTTCGGCTGGTCAGACCAAAATCCAAACAGCCTTTTTGATAAAGAAGAAAACATTACATTTGTAGGTGCTTGCAAACACCATGAAACAGCTTTGGTTTTTCAACAAGCCAACGCAGTATTTCACTCTCCAGTGGTAAATGAGCCTTTCTGTCGAATGATAGGAGAAGCCCTCCTTTGTGGGGTAAAAGAAATTATAGGAGACACCTCCAAAATAGGAGCTTATTTGGAATTTGAAAAACAAGGTTATCAAAAATTTAAAGAAGGATGTGAAAATGCATCTACACAATTTTGGGAGAAAGCTATACAATGAATTTTATTTGCGGAACATATTTTAAACAACAGTGCTGGCTACAACTAATAGATTACTCAGACGAGAGGACTCCTGAGTTTTCTGTAAAGCAAAATCCATCTGCGGGAAATAATTATGTTTTTTGCATCCCTGAATTTCTTCAAGTATTCAAAGAGGTAAATATTTTAGGAGATACTGAATTTGTTTTATTTACTCATAATTCAGACATAAACTTTACAGACGAGTATGTTGAAGCTGTAGTGGAACTTTTTCCAACTATGACTCACTGGTATGCTCAAAATTTAAAATGTAATCATCCCAAGGTCCACCCAATCCCTATTGGAATAGCAAACCCAAAATGGTCTCACGGCAATCAACATAGGTTTAAAAAGGTAATAGACAAGGAAACTGAAAAAACCAAGGATGTTTATGTAAACTTCAATGTATCAACAAACCCCAAGGCTAGAAAATATTGCTTAGAACAAGTAGGTGAGTCCTTAGAAACAACATACCCAGATGCAGCGATAATTAAAGATCACAATTCCTTTGTTAATTCCACACAGGAAAAATATTTGACTGATATTGCCTCTTCACGATTTATCGTTTCGCCAGTCGGAAACGGCGTTGATTGCCACAAAACATGGGAAGCTATTTATATGAAAAGCATCCCCATTGTTACTCGGTGGAACGGCGTAGAAGCATTTAAAAAACTGGGTATCCCAATGTTAATTATTGATGATTGGAAAGAATTTAAAGATTTAGATTTGTCGGAACAGTTATATGCTGATATTTGGCAAGACTTTGACCCAAGCTCTTTAGACTTAAAAACATTTCTAAATGAAGAGCATAAAACTTAAGGGTTATTCAGGATGTAAAATTTCTCTACTTGAAGATAAAGATAAACTCTTTGTAAGAAAAATCTCATCCAATCCAGAATATAATGACAGGCTTTTAAAACAAATTAAAAAACAGAAAGAATTTAAACACCATTTAATTGGAACTCCTCTAATTTTTAATACTTTTTATATAGATAAAAATCTTTCTTTTGATATGGAATTTATAAAGGGTAAATCCTTTTCAAATTTTGCAGAAAAAGAGCATCACAAAAACATAAAGTTTCTCTTTCTTAAAATAATTGAATTTGTAAATCAAAATAATTTTTTAGAGGAAACAATAGAGCAAGACGTTGAAAAAAAACTAGATCAATTAAAAATTGACTCTAAATATCAACTTTTTAAAGATTGTTGCTTAGATTTTGATTGGAATAAGATCCATAAATCATATAGCCATGGAGATTTGACGTTTGAAAATATAATGATAAAAGATGGTGATTTATTTTTATCGACTTTCTAGATTCATTTACAAGTTCTCAAGTTTTAGACTATTCAAAACTTATGCAGGACATTATTGTGGGTTGGTCGTGGAGAAAAAACGACACTTCCCCTTTTATTAATCTATTATTCCTTCATAATTTACTGAAGGAAAATCTATCTTCAAACATGTTGACTGCATCATATAAAATGCTTATACTAAACTTGTTGAGAATAATTCCCTACTGTAAAAAAGAAGAAGAAAATTTTATTTATAGTAAATTATTAAAGCTAAAAAATCAAAAATTTTGAAGACCTTAATTGTTCCAGCCGCAGGTAAAAGCTCTCGCTTTCCAGATATGAAACCTAAGTGGATGTTAAGTCATCCAGATGGTAGACTTATGATTGAAAAATCCGTTGGGTGCATGAATTCTCACAACTTTGATCGTATAGTCATTACTATTTTAAAGTCCCACTGTGATGATTACGATGCAGCACTAATACTCAATCAAGTTTTTGGGACGAAAGTAGAAGTTCACCTTTTAGATCATGTTACTTCTTCCGCTTCTGAAACGGTTTATCAAACGATTGTAGACTTAAATATAAAGGGATCTATTTGTGTCAAAGATTCAGACTGTTCTGTTGAATTTGATTCTACAGAAAATAGTAATTATATTGTTGGTTTAGATATTGATTCTGACTGTAAAATAGAGAATTTACAAAACAAAAGTTTTCTTATTTTTAACTCTGACAACATTATTAATGACATTGTTGAAAAACAGTTAGTTTCAAACACTTTATGTGCTGGAGTATATAGTTGTCGCGCAGAGGATTTTAAAGAAGCCTACAGAGAAATAACGGAAAGCGCAATTTTTGACCAACACAACGAGTTCTATGTGAGTCACATTATATCATATCTAATAAAAAACAAAAACAAAATCTTTGAAAAGATTTCCGCCTTATCTCTAAGAGATTGGGGAACCCTAAAGGATTGGAGAACAGAACAGAACAAATTTAAAACTTACCTTTTTGATATTGATGGGGTATTTTTACAAAATGTTGGTAAATATGGTAAAAGAACGTGGGAAAAGACCTTTGAACCTATTGTAGAAAATTTTAAAACATTAAAAAAACTAAGCGATAGCGGTGCAGAGATTATCTTTATTACAGCCCGAGAAGAGAAATATTTAGAACAGTTTAAAAAAACCTTATCTGAGTATAATATTAAATACAAAACCATTATTTCTGGGTGCAATCACGCTCAGAGAATTCTGGTTAATGACTTTGCGCCAACGAATCCGTATCCGTCATGTAAGGCTATATCAATCCCAAGAAATGCTACGTTAAACCCCTATATAGAATGAATGCTCCTATCTCATACGCTTATTTAGAGACTACAAATTATTGTAATCTAAACTGTTCTTTTTGTAACAGGAATGAGGTAATTGGTCCTTTAAAGCATATGTCGCTAGAAAACTGGAAGATTCTTCTTTCTAAAATAGAACACCATCCTTTAAAAAATTGCAAACTAATGGGAATGGGAGAACCTTTCCTTCATCCTGAGTTTGACAAAGTAACAGAAGAATTTAAAAAAACTTTTCCTGAATGCTTTGTGATTGTAGCAACCAATTGCCAATATCCTATCAAGGAAGGTTCTAAAATGAGAGCGAAGTTTGAGAGGGCTGTTCAAAATTTAGATCAACTTTATTTATCAATCGACGGTTATGAGGAGAGCTACGAGAGAGATAGGTCTCCAGCTAAGTGGAAAAAATTAATTGCTTTCTTGGAAAATCTCCAAACTGTAGATAGGGGCAATTGTGATATAGTTGTTAATTATGTTGTCAACGCTTACAACATTGAAGACATTGAAAAAGTAGATAAACTCAGAAAAGACTACAATCTGGGAAGGTTTAGGTTAAATATAGCTCAGCTTTGGGGTGAGGAAGATTCTATTTCCGATAACATTGAAACTTCTGGATATTCTCTAGATCAATTAAAATACCTAAAAGAAAACTGGTCAGATAAAATAATGGGGAAAGGAAACTGGGAATTTCCTGATTGTTTTTGGGTTAAAGAAGGTCTTTATACCACGGTAGATGGTCGAGTTTTAATGTGTTGCATGAATACGGGAGCTAAATCTTTTGGGAATTTATTTACGCAAAATCTAGAGGAAATACGATCCTCTAGTGATTTTCAAAATGTTAAAAAAGGATGCGAGACCAATAAACCAACAAAACATTGTAAAAATTGTTCTTATAAAGAATTAACTCCCATCTTAAAAGAGTTAAAGGTTCAAAATGTTTAAATATAATAGTCATATTTCCGACATTGAGAGGAAAAAATATTATCGCAAGACACTAAAAGAAAACTTGCGGTTGGATATGTCTGAAAGGGTAGTTAATTTTCCCGATAAGTTTTTTAATGAATTTTTATCTTCCCTTGAGCAAGAAGATTTTATTTGTTATCCCTCCTTAAATCAGTATGACCTTCTTTGTGTTAAACTTGCAGAACATAATAATTTAGAAAGACAAAACGTTTTATTGGGAAATGGCTCTGAGTCTCTTATAAAAATAATATTTGAATTAACATCCAACAAAGATAGCAACATAGTAACTTCGTCCCCTTGTTTTCCTATGTATGATGTGTTCGCTCAAATGGTGGGGAGCACTTTAAATCAAGTTAGATATGTTTCGCTTGGCCAGCCCAAGTTAGATTTGGTTGATATAAAAGTAGCAGTTAATGATAAAACTAATTTAGTTGTTTTAGCAAACCCAAATAGTCCAATTGGAGATTTTAAACACAGGCACGAATTAGAGGATCTGCTTGTTTTTCTAAAACAAAAAAACATCCTACTTCTCTTAGATGAAGCGTATGTTGATTATGCGGCTTACTCTATTTCCGCACTAGTCAAAAAACATGATAACCTTATTGTAATTCAAACTTTTTCTAAATCTTTTGGAGGAGCAGGTGTTAGATTAGGTTGTGCTTTTTCTTCTGAGGAAAACATTATTCTTTTAGATAAGTTAAATTTATGTTTTCCTGTTAGTGGGGCTTCTATTAAATTTGGTTTAGCCCTAATGAACAATTTGCTTTTATTAGAAGACTATACCGATGCTATAAAATTACAGCGTCGAACTATATCTAAAAAGCTAGAGCAAAATGGATATGATGTTGTTTCGGGTAGCTGCAATTGGGTTCATTTTAACGATAGATCTAATAACTCAAAAGCCACAAAAATATTTAAGAAGCATAACCTTAATTTTAAAAATAAAATAAAACTTCCTCACGATTATAGAGACAATTGGATTAGACTAACATTAAGCTCGGACACATTAGAGCAAAAATATATGAAAGAAATTTTATATGAAGAGTAAAATATATATCCTCACTTATAATCGATCCAAACTATTAAACATAACTCTTCGCGGTCTTTTCGAAAGCGATGCTAAATCGTTTATTAATAATGGAGATTGCGAAATTTTTATAATTAATAATCATAGCAATATACACATAGATGAAGAATTCAAAGACAAGGTTACCTTGTTGGATAATGTTTTGCGCCCCGACTTTTCTACAGGACATATCGGTAGAAACTGGAATCAGGCTCTAATATTAGGATTTGAGAGTCTCACTGATCCGTCATGTGATCTGGTTATTACCTTGCAGGATGATGTTCTGCTTCAACCTGACTGGTATTCAAAGCTCAAAAACTTGCACTGTAATTTTGACTTTGTTCAAAATGGTCATGGAGACGCTTTATGTAGTTATACAGTTGAAGCAGTAAAAAAGGTTGGAATATGGGACGAAAGATTTATTTTTGGTTTACAAGCGAGCGACTATTTTTATAGACAATTAATGTTTAACTGGGACGGTTCCACCATCAATGATCCCGTGCATAAAAGAATGCACAACTCATTGCATACTGACCCAATGGTCGCAACAAGTTACCTAGTATCTAATAGCTTTTATTCTGAAACATTTCCAGACCCCTCTTTAGATATCAATATAGCAAGCTCTATTATAAAAGAAAAATATAACCACCCAAGTCAACTACACCCATGGACCGAAACCAATAAGCAAGCAGCTAAAGTTGATAAATTCAAGGGAAAGAGTTACCTGTTTTATCCTTACTTTGAAAAAGACGTTTATGAACTAAAAGAAAAGAAATATGTGTTATGATAAAAGTAAATTTTGTAGACTATTGGTTTGATTTTGACAAAAAAAATAATTATTTTTATCACTTATTATCAAGTCATGACGAAGTAGTTATAGATGAGGAAGATCCTGACCTTCTGTTCTTTTCGGTAGATTATTCTAATGTAGGAGAAAGAGAAAAATACAAAAACCACCGTTGCAAAAAGATTTTCTTTACGGGGGAAAGCGTTTCTCCTAATTTTGATTCTGATGAGTCTATAAGAATGACTAATCACCAAGCTCACTATAACATAGGGAAGTGTGACTTTGCTTTTACCTTTGATTTTTCAGACGACCCGCGCCATTACAGATTACCTCTTTGGGTTCTCCACATTGACTGGTTTAATAAAGGTGGTTATGGTAACCCAGAATTTATTCTCCCCCCCTCAAAGATAGAAACTAATGAATTTATCTCTCACCCCAAAGATAAGTTTTGTGCGTTTGTGTTTAGTAACCCCACACAAAAAAGAATAGAAACCTATAATCTCTTTTCCTTATATAAACAAGTGGACGGATATGGAAAGCCTTTTAATAATTGGTCTTATGGTGAATCTATTAAATATAATAACTTAAAAAATTATCGTTTTTCCATTTGTTTTGAAAATAGAAAGCGTTCTGGCTATTATACAGAAAAACCCTTCCACGCTAAAACTTCTGGGACCATACCAATTTATTATTCTGATGAGCAATTTTCCCACGATTTTAATGAGAAGGCTTTTTTAAATTTAAATGATTTTGACTCGCTTGAACAGTTGCTAGAGAGGGTAAAAGAGGTGGACCAAGATGAAAAATTATACAAAGATTACTTTCAAGAACCTTTATTTAAGGGAGGTAAAATAAAAAAAGAATTTCACCCCCATTCTGTTTTGAACTTTTTTTACAACACTATTTTAAAATGATAAACGTCGATAAGGTTTATGTGCTGCATTATACAAAACTCAAAGAGAGAAGAGAAAACATAGAAAAATCTCTCAATTATTTTGGGATAGATTATGAATTAGTAACAGCTTTTGATCAAGAAGATCTTTCTAAAGAAGTTATAGATGAATGGTATGATGCCAACGAAGAGGTATATAACTCAAAAATTGACCCTCTGTGGGGTGTAGAACAAAACCCCTTTAGAAAACTCAACTTAGCAGAGATATCCTGCACCATCAAACATTATTTATGTATTAAAAAGGTAGCAGAAAACTGTTCAAATTATGGTCTTATTTTAGAAGATGATGTTTTCTTTGTAGAAAACTTTCCTGAAAAATTTAACTATTTTTTATCTGAAACTCCTAACGATTGGGGTGCAATTTTTATGGGCTGTTGCGCCAATTTGAGAGTTCCAAAACATTTACTACGACAAGGAATACACTCATATCCCGTAACTCACCCCGCCTCGCGAGGAGGCGACTCATATATTTTAAGAAAAGAGGCGGCACAGAAAATCATCTCCACAATGAAACCCTTTAATACCATCAGTGATTGGGAGCTTGCTTGCCAGCTTCATCAGCATGACATTAAAACCTATTGGTGGGAACCTCCCTTGGTTGTGCAAGGCTCAGAAAACGGAACTTATATAACCACTTTAAATGATGATAACCATCGTCAAAGCCACGGAGGAGTGTTTTGAAAAAACGTTTGCCATATATATAATTAACCGATGAGAGATGATATTTTACCCATAATTCCCCACGCTGCCCTAAAGGAAAAGAGGAGAGCTTATATCGTTTTGGGGCCAGAAATAAGTGGAACAAAACTTTTGGCGGAAATTTTTTTAAAATGTTTCAATCTTGAGGGTAAAGTCTCTGATGGATCGGTTTGTGACGCAGATAAAGATTTAATAATGATGAGATGGTCTTTACCATCAGGGCTTTTTCCTCATCACCAAAGCGAGTGGATGGAACATCAAGACAGGATGATTGACATCCCGTCCCTAATAGAATTTTTAAAAAAAAGAGACTATTTACCCGTTTTTGTGGGGATCACTAGGAGTTGGATGGCAGTAACTAAATCGCGCCTACAACAATACTCGCGGTCAGGGGACTCCTCTCATGGCCCTCCCGACTCAATAGATACTCACCTCCAGATGATAAAAAAAGGTGTCTCATATTTTTATGAAAACGTTCCCGTTCAGGGATATCCGTGGTATATGTTTAGCTATGAAGAAATAACCACTCGCCCCGAAATCTGCATTCCTGAAATGGGAAAATTTTTGAATCTAGAATTTCAAGGACTAGATAAACTAAGCTGGCCCATTGAAAACCAAAATTTTAAATGGTTTGGGGATTCTACTGATGCCGAAGGAGATCCCTTTGCATTTGATTCGTGGGGCTAGGAATATTAAATCTAATTAATAAATGAAAAAAATAGCATTCTATCAGCCTCATCTTGACATTCAAGGAACTGGCGTAAGCAATTATGATTACGCCCACTTCAATCAAGTCATTCTGGGAAACAAATCATATATGATTTGTGATAAAGGACATAAAGGGACTCACCCTTTAGCTATGCAAAAATTCAAAAACTCCATGGAGGTGATTGAATTAGATGGAAATCAAGACATGGCTGCTTTAGAAAATGTTCTTCAGAAAATTAAAGCTGACGCAGTTTATATTCAAAAATGTGGAAAAAAAGATGATGGTCGCTTGGTAAAAAATATTCCAATGCTTACGCATGTAGTAGGGTGTGAAAACGAGCCTCACGGAAGCGTGTATGCTTATGTTTCTGAGTGGCTTTCTAACCACTCCTCTAACGGAGAGCATCCATTTGTCCCCTATATAGTTCATCTTCCTGAGAATTCTGAAGATTACAGAGATACCTTAAAAATTCCTAGTTCTGCCACTGTCTTTTCTCGTTTAGGGGGTTTTTATGGCTGGGACATTCCTTTTGTAAATAGTGCAATTATTAAGCTTCTAAGTTTGAGAGAAGATGTTTATTTTGTGTTTGCTCAAACACCCCCATTCATTAGTCACGACAGAGTTATTTTTGTTGAACCCTTTGCCGACTTAGAGACTAAAAGAAAATTTATAAATACAGCGGATGCAATGATCCACGCTCGCACCATAGGAGAGTCTTTTGGAATGGCTTGTGCAGAATATTCTTTTTGCAATAAACCCGTTATAACCTTTAAAAATTCTCCCGAAAGAAACCACATTAGCACCCTTGGAGAAAAAGGTATATATTATGAGGATGAAGAAACGGTTTTAGAAATTATGAAAAGTTTTGAAAAAAAACCAAACGAAGACTGGAATGCGTATGCCAATTTTACGCCCGAAAAAGTTATGCAAAAATTCAATGAGGTCTTTCTTTCTAAAATTTAAATTAAAAATATAAAATGAAAAAAATACTTATCACAGGCTCTAAAGGCTTCCTGGGTCAACATTTAACAGAAAGATTAAAAGATGACTACGAGCTAATTACCCCAAGCAGTTCGGAATTAAACGTGCTAGATGTAGTAGATCTTCACAATTATCTTTCTAAATCTAAACCCGATGCAATTATCCATCTTGCGGCTGTATGTGGAGGCATTGGAGCCAATCAAAAATCTCCAGCAGACTTTTTCCTTAAGAACTCCCTAATGAGTTTAAACGTTTTATCTATGTCTCATTATCACAAAATAGATAAATTAATTACGCTAGGTAGTGTTTGTTCTTACCCAAAGTTTACTGAGGTTCCATTTAAAGAGGAGGATATTTGGAATGGTTATCCCGAAGAGACAAATGCTCCTTACGGAATTGCAAAAAAAAGCCTGTTAGTAGGTTGTAAGGCTTATAAAGAGCAGTATGGAAATAATTTTCTTCATTTAATTCCCGTTAATATGTATGGAGAATATGATAATTTTGATCCTGAGAGTTCACATGTCATACCTGCACTAATAACCAAATTTCACAACGCTAAAACTAACCGCTTAGGAAGTGTCACTGTGTGGGGAGATGGTTCTGCTTCTAGAGAGTTTCTTTATGCAGGTGATTGTGCTGAAGCCATTGAAAAAGCTTTACTTAATTATAATTCATCGGAACCTGTCAATATTGGAACTGGGTCAGAGATAACAATTAAAGACCTCACTACTAAAGTGGCAGAGCTTGTAGGTTATGAGGGTCATATTATTTACGATAAAAGCAAACCAAATGGGCAACCACGCAGATGCCTAGATACCTCTAAAGCAGAAAAAGAATTTAATTTTAAAGCAAAAACCTCCCTAAAAGAAGGTCTGGAAAAAACATACAGTTGGTATATTAATTCATGAAAAAAGCTATTGTTACAGGAGGTGCTGGTTTTATAGGCTATAATTTATGTAAAAAATTAGTTTCCTTGGGTTATGATGTTACTTCTATTGATAACTACTCCACAGGGCTTGTAACAAATCATGTGAAAGGAGCAGAGTATGTTGAAGCAGATATTTCTAATTATGATACATTAGAAGACCTGATACAAGGATCTAGTGTGGTTTTTCATTTAGCTGCACTTGCTCGTATACAACCATCATTTCATCACCCTAAAAAATACTTTGATTCAAATGTAGTTGGAACATTTAACATTTGTCAGCTTTGTTCTGCTTTTGGAATCCCTCTAATCTTTTCTGGCTCATCCTCTCACCACAGCGGCAAGTTTAAAAACCCTTATACATTCACTAAAGATTCTTCAGAAGAACTTTGTATACTATTTGATAAAATTTATGGTTTAAAACAAAGCATAGCGAGGTTCTATAATGTTTATGGTCCCAATCACATAGAGGATGGAGAATACTCCACCGTAATAGCAAAATGGGATAAGGCACACAGAGAGAAAAAGTCTCTTACTATTTATGGTGATGGAAGTAAGGAAAGAGATTTCACCCACGTTGATGACATTGTTGATGGGTTAATTAAAATATGGGAAACAAAAAGTTATGGAATAATTTTTGAATTAGGAAGGGGTAGAAAGTTTTCTCTAAATGAAGCGGCAAAACTTTATAAACCATCATTTGGCATAACTTACCTTGAAGACAAAAAAGGAGAAGCTCAAAGTGTTGAATGCAATGATGCATTAGCTAAAAAACATTTGGGCTGGCAAGCAAAAAACAATTTAGAAGATTGGATTAAAAATAAATGAAAAAAATAATTATTACAGGAGTAACTGGTCAAGACGGCAGTCACATGGTGGACTATTTGCTTAAGAAGACACAACACACAATCATTGGAGGAGTAAGAAGGTTGAGTGTAGAGAATCACGACAACATCAAACACTTAAAAGATAATCCAAGATTTTTTCTTATTGATTTAGATGTTTCTGACCCTCAAAATACCGAAAAAGTTATATCTAAACATAAGCCTGACTATTTTATTAATTTTGCAGCTAATTCTTTTGTAGGAAGTAGTTGGGATATGCCGTTCAACCACATGCAAACCAACTGCATGGCTGTATTACACCAACTAGAAGCAATTCGTCGTCATGCCCCGCATTGCCGTTATTACAACGCAGGAAGCTCTGAAGAGTTTGGAGATGTAGTCTTCGCTCCACAGAACGAAGAGCACCCACTGCGCCCCAGAAGCCCATATGGAGCTTCCAAATGCTCCGCTCGTCACTTAATTAAAGTTTACAGAGACTCATACGACCTCTATGCAGTGCAGGGCTGGCTTTTTAACCACGAAGGAGTTCGTAGAGGCGAAGAGTTTGTCACCAGAAAGATAACAAAAAATGTAGCCAGAATTCTTAAAGAGTTTGAAACAGGCAGCGTTATTAAGCCTCTGCAATTGGGAAATGTAGATGCAAAAAGAGACTGGAGTGATGCAGAAGATTTCATAAGAGGGGTTTGGCTGATGCTAAACCAAGAGAGAGGAGAAGAAAAAGATTATGTCTTATCTTCTAATGAAACACATACAATTAGAGAGTTTGTAGTAGAAGCATTTAATTTTGTTGGTTTTCATCGAGCCGTATCTGAGTGGAGAGGGGAGGGAATTGATGAAAAGTATTTTCATGGAAAGGAGTGCCTTGTGGAAATTAATAAAGATTTTTATAGACCAGCGGAAGTGGACTTATTGTGGGGAGATTCAACAAAAGCTCGCGAAGAATTAGGTTGGGAACCTACTTGTAACTTTATTCAGCTTGTGAAAAAAATGGTTGACAGAGACACAGGCTCTGTTATCTATCCATAGTGGCAAAGTCTAAAGGTCCAAACAAAAGAGAGATTCTTTTCCGTTTATTGGAGGTTCCCGATAAAGGAAGAAGACCCTTTTTTGCTAGGGAAATGAAGATGCTCAATGACTTATGTGAGCGTTATTCTTTAGAATTTATGGAGATAGTGAACTTTGGGAAAAAGTTTGACTCTCTAGCTTACCTTGTAAGTGAGAAATTAAGAGGCACTCTAGATCAAAAATTTAGAGCTTTTAACTTTAGGGTTGATTTATCCAAGTATGAGGTCTATCATATCGGAGAGAAGGTGGGGGAAGACAAATTACTCCCCCAAAAAAGAAAAACAATAAAAGATTTTTTAGATGAGTGATAACGTAGACCCAGAAGACATCCTTAAGAATTATTTGAAGACTCACAAGGATGACCATTATAATTTTGAAGAAACCGTGGAATATAAAATTTCTAGCGGCTCATTACAGCTAGACCTGTATATGGCTGGAGGATTTGGACCTGGGTTACATCGCTTCACAGGGGTTAATGAGGGAGGAAAAACCTCAGAGTCATTGCAAGTAATGAAGAATTTTCTTGGGACTCTTGGCAAATCTAGAGGTCTTTATATTAAAGCGGAAGGAAGACTTGGGCCTGAGGTTAAAGAAAGATCTGGGGTTAAATTTGTTTTTACCGCTGAAGAGTGGGTGGATGGGACTTGTTTTGTATTTGAGTGCAACATCTACGAAACCGCTATGGGTCTCATAAGACAACTCATTACCAATAATGATGAGAAGATTAAATATTGTTTTATAGTCGATTCTGTTGATGGTTTAATTCGCAAAGATGACTTTGGTAAAACCTTTGAAGAAAGCAGTAAGGTGGCAGGAGGAGCAGTGATTGCTTCAGATTTCTGTAAGAAAACCAGCACAGCACTAGGAAAGCGGGGACATATGGCTATTTTCATTAGTCAAGTAAGGGCAGATATAAAGCTTGACCCCTATTCCAAAGCTCCTGTGAGACAGACAACAGCAACAGGGGGAAATGCTCTCCTTCACTATGCCAACAATATCATGGAGTTTGAACCTCGATTCAAAGGAGACTTAATTCTAAAGAATCCCACGGTTAAAACAATGGATGCTAAGAAAAATCCAATTATTGGACATCAAGCAAAGGTAACCATTAAAAAATCGGCCCACGAAAATACTAACACCGCAGTTTCTTATCCTATTCGTTATGGTAGGACTGGAGGAACCTCTATATGGGTAGAAAAAGAAGTTGTTGATTTATTGTATGCTTGGGAATTTCTAGAAAAAAAAGGAGCATGGATTAAACCTACCGACGAATTCAACGAACTTCTTAAAGCTCAAAAGTTAGATTTTCCCGAAAAAATTCAAGGGGATAACAATCTCTTCAAAACAATCGAAGAGAGTAAGGATTTGTGTCTATTTTTAATAGATTATTTTAAGAAACAAATTGGAGCATGAAGTTTATTGATGTATACGGCAAAGAAAGAAACCTTAAAAACGCAAAAAAATACTTAATAGACTGGTCCAAGCCTAGCCGTAGCAAGTTCCAAACTGCTGTAAAAAAATTTCTTTATGCTTATTGGAAAAATGACATCGTTTTTGAGGAATTTAGGGTGGCAGGGAGTAGATTAACTTTGGATTTTTATAACGCTAATAAAAAAATTGCTGTTGAAGTTCAGGGAGCGCAACACACAAAGTATGTTAAATTTTTTCATAAAAATCGTTTCAAGTATTCTGATCAACTAAAAAGAGACGAGAAGAAACTTGATTTCTGCAAGGCTAATCATATAAAGTTAGCAGAGGTCTATCCGCAAGACGAAATTGCTGCATCATTATTTAAAAAACAAGATATTTACCTATGAATTTAGAAGACGATGACAATCCCGAATTCTCCATTCCCACGGAAATGGTTGATAAACTTTACGAGTTGTCGGGAGGCGCGGAGAAATATAAAGGAGTTATTTTGGCAGCGTCTTCAGAAAACGGTAAGCCATTAATTTATTGCAAATTTGATTGCGGTATGACAGAGTTTGCTTTAACTAAAGCTCTAGAGAACCACCTGTCGGGTCCAATTGAGCGCATGGAGGAGGGGAAATGATATATAATTTTGAATTAGAAAAACAACTTTTAGCAGGTTTAATTAAAGAGCCAAATAGTCTTTCGGAGATTTCCAATTTTATTGGAACTTCTGATTTTTATTCAAAACAAAGCTCCCTCCATTCCACAATCTTTCGCATTATTCAACAGGCAATAGATTCTGGAGACGAAGTGGATGAAGTTATTATAGCTCAAAGAGTTAATGACGTAGGGTTATCTTTTGAGGATAACTTAAATCCTGCTGATTACATTAAGTCCTTAGCCTTAAGAAAAGTTCCCAAAGGTAATGCTTTAAAGACAGCTAAAGAATTAAAAAAATATTCTATAAGGCGCGAGATTTTAGACTCTTCTCAAGACATTGCCAAGAAGATGAAAAACATGCCTCCTGAGGCATCTTACCGCTCAATCATAGAGGCTGCTGACAACACTTACAACTCTCGCATCAACCTGTATGAGATGGGCAATGATTCTCCAGAAAATATTTACGAGGAAATGGAGGATATTATTGAAGACCGTGGCAATAATCCCGTTACTGAATTTGGAATGATGGGACCACATCCCAAGGTTAATGAGATTTATGGATCTCTTCTTAGGGCTGGAAACATCACAGTTATTGTTGCTCGTTCTGGAGTGGGAAAAACAAATTTTTGCATGGACTATACCACAAAGGTTAGCCTCCAGTATGACGTTCCTGTATTACATTTCGATAATGGAGAAATGAGCAAAGAAGAGCTTATCATGCGTCAATGCGCCGCCCTCTCAGGAGTTTCCATGCACCTCCTAGAGAGTGGTAAGTGGAGACAGGCTGGTCAGCAGGTAGTGGACAAGGTTCGCGAAGTTTGGCCCAAAATTAAAAACTTAAAGTTTTACTATTATAATGTTGGGGGCTTAGATGTAGACTCAATGGTTAATACCCTTAAGAGATTTTACTATGCTAAAGTTGGTCGGGGAAAGCCTATGGTTTTTTCCTTTGATTATATTAAGACGACTTCTGAAAACATCGCTAACAAGTCAGAGTGGCAGGTGGTAGGAGAAATGGTTGATAAGTTTAAGAAGTGTGTGCAAAAGGAGATTTTACATGACGGCAATCCCATTATACCAATGATTACCTCAGTGCAGTCTAACAGGTATGGCATAACCAACAACAGGACATCACAAAACATTGTGGACGATGAATCTATTGTTTCCCTTTCAGACCGTATCACTCAGTTCTGTTCTCACATGTTCATCTTAAGAAACAAAACAACCGATGAAATAGAGACAGAGGGAGGCAGGTTTGGATCGCATAAATTAATTAATGTTAAGTCGCGCCATTTAGGAAGTGATATTGCAGGAGCTATTGAACCAGTAAGAATTGGAGATGCCCTCCGTAAGAATGCTATTAATTTAGATTTTAATAATTTTAATATCACAGAAAGGGGAGATTTAAGAGATATAGCCCGAATGCTTGATGGAGAGGAGGAATTAGAT